AGGTTCTTACATTATTCACGGAAGCGTAAACATAGATAATGACCTTAATAAAGATAACAATGCTTTAGAGTTAGTATATGGGATAGATACAGGATCTGGAGCAACAATAGCAACTGTGCCTTATCAACAAAATATGCAAGGCAAGAAAAATAAAAGAAATGGTATTCAGGGGACCTGGATAAATGTATCATTAACGGCGGGAGATAAGGTACACATGTTTATGAGTACCTGTGATGACAGCTGTACTTGGATAGATGGAAGAATATTTATAGCAACATGGAAATAGCGAATCCATGTATAAAATGTATTGGAAGCTGCTGTGCTTTAGAGGTAGATATAAGTAAGGATGAATATAATAAATTAGCAATAATGAACTTGAGAGATAAAATCACAAAAAATATCTCTAAGTTTATAATAGAGAATCCTGAATTTAAGGGAAGAGAAGGTGTGTTAGATGATAGAGAATCCTGAATTTAAGGGAAGAGAAGGTGTGTTAGATGAAATGTATGGAGATAAATATGCTGTAATAAACTTAGGAGAGGATGGGTATTGTGCCTTTTTGAATAGGAAAACAAGAATGTGTGAGATTTATAATGAAAGACCTGGTACTTGTAGAAAATTTAGTAATGAATCAGAAGAATGTAAAAGAATAAGACAATGTATAGCTTCATAATTTCTCCCTTAAATGCTGACGCAGATACTGCCTACTTTAGTAAGTGGCTAAAAGATAACTATGCCTCCACCTATAGAGGACTATCTATAGGAGGAGAAGTTCTTATTCAATTTAGTACCGAACCTTCATCTGGAGATAAAACTACTATAACTAATAAGTATGAGTCTCTAACTGCTGAAGATGTTTTGGTTTTAGAAAATATAATTATAACTTACGAAGGAAGAACAGAAGATGGTCAGAACTATTATGATGAAGTAAGGGGAAATTTAGCATTGCAATATAACGCAGGAACTTTAAGTATAGAAGATGCTAATTACATAGAAGTAACAAAACTTTCTGTAGTTAAAAGTTTATTAATAACCGGAGATTGGGCAACTGCTCAATATGAGATGGATAATAATGTGGTTGAAAATGAAACAGTTTCTCAAACAGATATAGACAATGGATTTACACAAGCAAGATATGATGATATTAAATCCGGAATTGATGACTATGTAGCTACTCACTATTAAAAATTAAACAATGGCACTAACAGGAAAATACATAAGCATAGATAGAGTAATGGAAGGTATATTCCGTGATTATGGCTGGACCCATGAAGTAGACTGGGTAGATGCCTTAGAATGGACTGGAGAGGTAATGGATATGATAGCAGTCCCTCAGCAATACCTAGATAAAGTAACAGATGGAAATGTAGATCTAAATCATCCCTGTGCTGTAGGAATAAAGAAATATAGAGGAACTCTTCCTTGTGATATGTTATATCCTGTCCAGATAAGAGATGCAGGAACTAAAATTCCTCTAAGGTACAGCTCTGATAGCTTTCATACAGGATTAGAAAAAATGGAAGAAAATGCACCTTCGCCTCCCTTAACTCTTTCTTCATTTGGAAATATAACATTTTCATCTCCTTTTATAACAACTCAAAATCAATTGAAAGATTCTTGTACTACAGATTTGACTTATACTATTAATGGCTGTTATATCTTCACAAACTTTGAAGAGGGGGCATTAGAAATAGTCTATAAAGCATTCCCAATGACTGCAGATGGACAGCCCCTTATTCCAGACAATGTTAAGTATATTCAAGCTATAAAAGCATACATAGCAGAGAAAATAGGACAAAAAATGTTTATACAAGGAAAATTAGATGGTCAGAAGTTTAACTACCTTCAGAGAGAGCGGGACTGGTACTTAGGGGCAGCAACTACTGCTGGCTTAATGCCTACAGTAGACCAGATGGAAACTTGGAAAAATCAATTTGTAAGACTTATTCCCCAAATGAACGCACATGGTACTAGCTTTAAGTATTATGGAGATATGCAAAAAGAAAGAACTATTAATTCTTATTAAAGATGCCTACGCACGGAAATACCTTCATGGGGGGAATGGATAAGGATACTTCTAAACCAAAGTATCCTAATAATAAATACCCGCATTCTGAAAATGTCAGACCTGTTACTGATAAAGGATTATCAACTCAGGCCTTAGAAAACATTAAAGGAACTGAAGAAGTTTTTGAAATGTTAGATATAAAGGGAATGTTAGTATTAGAAGCTACTAGTAATGTAGTTACTACTCTTACCCAGGCTTTTCAGTTAGAAACATTAGTACCTAATTTAAATATAATAGAAACCATAGTTACCCCTGTTGGAAGTCTCACAGACAGTTTATTCGATCAAATAGAAGAACTTTTAAAAGATAAGCAATTTACTTATCATAGATTATTTGATGAAAATAGAATGGTAATTTATTATGAGACCAATAACCCAAGGCAAATAGTTAAATTTAACAACTCCCAGCAAGGAACTTACGGAGATTTAAAATGGGAAATATATCCAGAAATTTCCAAATTTAGAATTATAGGACACACTCCTTTAAGAGATACTACAATATTATTTACAGTAAATGATGATGGGGAACATGGTTGGAATTTAACAGAAACTTTTAGTCAGATCTGGAAAATGTCCTATGATCCTAAAGATCCTAAAGGAACTGCAAAAGTGAATTTACTTTATAATGGAAGACTTAATTTCAGCAGAGAACATCCTATAGAAGCTATAGCTAGATATGAAAATACCAAAATTCAAAGAGTATATTTCACCGATAATTTTAATGTACCTAGAACTTTTAATGCAGTAAGATCAGATACTTGGGCATTAAGAGTAAAAGATTTCTCTCTTATCACTGAGAATGCACTTTCAATGCCTTTAGCTACCACAGAAGAGCAAGATGGAGGCAATCTTCCTACCGGAAGATTATATGTAACTTACAGATTGAAAAAATTTAGCGGGGCTACAAGTGCAATAGCTCCTTTTAGTACAGGAGTTTCTATAACTACAAGTACAATAAATACAGGAGCATTAGATCCAGAATATTGGGATTATGCATATGCAACAACTTCTGTATTTAGTACTAAAATGTTAAACTACATTGTTCCATTTATTCCCATAGGATTTGATGAAATATCTATATATGTAGTACATGAAGCAAATCCAGGAGCTTTTACATCATACCTGCTTAAAACAGACACTTTAACCAGTGAATCTTCTTATGAATTTACTATTTCCACTCTAGTTGATTTAGAAATAGTTCCTATACAGGATCTCAAACAGTATGATATAGACTTTGAAAGAGTAAAAACATTGACTGCAAAGCACAATAGATTATTATTTGGCAATATAAAAGAAGCTATTTTCTTAGTAGATTTTGACGCTAGGGCATATAGATTTAGATCCTGGGATAGTATAGAATCATCAAGTAATGCTACTGTTACCTATATGCATTCTATTTATGGAAACCCTGATCTAGATTTTACTACTAAAAAAACATGGGATGTATCAGAAGAAGCTGATGCTATAGATATAATGAATAAAGACAGCACTGCTTCTGTTCATGATCCTTATACCTATAAGGTAAATTATGATAGTCAAGGAGTCCTTCCAGGAGATGCAGGAACTGCTCCTGCTATTCCTAATATTGCTAATTCATTTTATACTAATACTTTAGGAGGGTCAGGACCTAACATACAATATGAATTTACATTTAAAGAAATAACTATAGATGATTCTTCTCATGTAGCTCCTAGCAATACAGATGCAGCAAGTCCTAAAGAAATAGGAAATCCTTTATGGCCAGAAATTCCTCCCTTTGTTAATGTTCCTGCTAGTGATGGGATTGATGTGGAAATAAACAATGAAGAAACAATAGATATAGGACCTGGCTTTGCCAATTTCAAGAATGGAAGAATAGAAGCCTATTTCAAAGGATACATGAGAGATGAGGTTTATAGATTTGGAATTGTATTCTATTCAAAAACAGGAAGAACCTCAGATGTAAAGTGGATTGCAGATATAAGGATGCCGTGTGCTGGAGACTTTAGTCCCGATAGTGATGGAGTATGGAAAGGAGCATTAGCACAATGGTATTCTTCAACTATGCCTAAAATAACTACAGATGCTTATATTCCTCAAGGTGACGGAGAAACAAAAGGATGGATGCTAGGATTAAAATTTCATGTAGATTTACGAAACTATGCAGACTTAAAAGGAGATATATCTGGATTTTCTATAGTCAGAGCTCCCAGAAGGCAGAAAGATAAGACTATAATTGCAGAAGGAGCTTTAGGAGAAGTAGCATATAAGGCAATATCAGGAGGAACTCCTGCGGCAGATGTCAGGTATCCAGAACTTTTAAATCCCTCTCAGTTTAAAGCACAAAAAACTCGTTATTGGGACTATAATCTTTCTACTCCTACACTTAAGGCATTACCAAATGAATGGAGAAGAAGTTATGGTTGGCATTATTCTACTAATTCAACTAAACAATGGTTTGAAACTTTAGATCATAGAAATCCTGAATTTGGAAATAGGATAATAAGATGTCAAGAATTAAAGCATGGGGGAAATTATAATACTGGAGGAGGTACTTCACATAGTGGTGCAAGTCCCTACTACACTCCAGAAGGAAATCCTGCCTCTAATCCCGGATGGTTCTTTGAGGCTCCCAAAGCAGGAATATACAGATTTGCAGGGAGCGTCAGGCCTAGAGCACAAATTATATTTGATGTAAAAAACTGGAGTAAGAATGAGCACAAGTGGGGAGATGATTGGGCCAATTCTGCTATTAATAATACATTGGGAATAACAATTACAATGACTTGTGTAATGGGGTTTAGAATAATAAGGAATAATAATTCCCCTGTTCAAGAAACTTACTTTGAAAATAACATTTACTGGGACCATACTTCTCCTGATCAATCTATTTATGATTTAGGATTTGGAAATTTTGTAGCAGAATTTACAACTCAAGGTTCAGAAAATTATGATACAGGAGTAGATGTATTTAGCAATTTAGATAGTAATTTCAGGCGTGTAGCTACAGATTCATTTGGAAATGCTCAAAAATCAGGAGCTGCCTTCACTCTTGGAATAGGAGATAGAGTTCAATTTATGGGTTGGATGGTAACAGAATATACAGGAGGAACTATTTATAATATAACTAACCTCGAGGGTCAAGGAATAGATATGCAGTATAGAATAGAGGGAGGTACTGAAAGTGCTGCTACTGAATTTAGATGCCTTGGAACAGGATCTGCAGATGTTACTAGAAGACTATTTAACTACACACGAGTTATAGATGGTAATCAATACTTAAAGTCCAATGGAGAAACTGTGGGTTATGGGGGACACCAGCATAGTGTATGGGATGATTGGACAAAATCTACTACTGACTTTGGAGCTACAGATACTGATCATATAGCATCTGATGATGAAGAATCTGTAGGTCAATTTTGTCCTCAATACCTTACTTTGGACTGTCCTGATTTAAAGTTTATAACAGGGACTAAAATACAAAATCACCTATTAGAATCTGGAGATGAAGTTAAATACACTTTAAAACCTGTAGCGGGTTATGTACATATATCAGAAAACAACCCACATACTAACACTCCTCCTGATGGAAGTTTATACTATGAGTATGATGAAGAATCTGCAGCAGGTTCTGCAGCTTCATTTCATGATGGTAATAGTGGATATAGTGAAATCGGATATTTATATAGTAATGATCCTACTACTGTTAATGGGGTTTCTGATAATGAACAGACTTTTATAAAATGGTTTTCAAGATATACTAAAGCATTAGCACTCGTACATAATGTAAATTTCACGGATAGAATGAATTTTGCAGATTACGGTTCCCATGATGGATGGGGTACTGTAGGAGAATTGACCAAAGTAGAGAGCGGAGCTTATATTGATGTAGATAGTGGAAAAAGTAATATATCAGGGATGGATGAAGAAGATGAACTTAGATTCCTAAATTCAGGCTTCTGCACTAATTGTCATGAATATATAAACCTTGATAATACAGGATCTGCTATTGTATCTCCAGGAGTATTTACTGCATTCATAGCTGGAAAATTTTCTAGAATTACCAAATATCTAATAAATTTTTCTTTTGGCTATGGGGATGGTGGAGTTAGAGATAATGATCCCTATATAGGAAATGGAAATTTAATATGGGATAATAACAGACATGTAGAACAACATAATGAATATCATAATCCACAAACAAGTTATCCCGGAAATAGAGTAGGATTTTACGATTCTAGTGGAAATAATAAAAAAATACCTAGAAGAGGACAAGTAACTATTGTAGATATATGTAGAGAATTAGAAAGCCAATATGGAGGAAATACTTTTAAAGAAAGGAAAGATTCTGAATATATGAGTGTTGGGCATTTTACCCGAGTTAATGATAAAAGTGATGATGTCATAACAGTATCAATATTTGGGGGAGATATATTTCAAAGTGCTTTTGCTGAGAAAAAATTATATTCAGAAAATTTCAATTTTAGAAGATATAATTCAAGTAATGTATTAATAGATCCTCAAATAGCATTTAGTCCAATAGTAGGTAAAATATATCCCATACAAAGTGTTGTAAATACTGATATGAGAGTAGGGTATAACTTTAACAATTTTCATAGTTATCCCGACATTCTACTTCCTCCCGATGATACTGCTGTAGAGTTGGTATATGAAATAGAACCAGATGACTATACCTGCCCAATACTGTATATAACAGAGAAAAAATTACAAACATATCTAGTTACAGGCCAAAATATCCTAACAGGAGAGTTTGATAATAGGGTATATATGTCTCAAACAAAAATCAATGGAGAACTGTTTGATTCTTGGACTATATTCAAACCTCTTGATTATATGGATGTAGATGGACATTATGGTCCCATTAATAAGCTTGAAGTATTTAATGATCAGGTATTATTTTATCAAGATAAATCATTCGGCATAATATCTCTCAACCCTCAAAGTTTAATTACAGATAATTCAGGGGGAAGTGTCCAATTAGGAACAGGGAAAGGATTAGTCGCTTTTAGGTATATATCTAATTCTGTAGGAGCATTTCATCAATGGGGAATAGTAAAAGCTAAGGGAGCTGTATATTTCTTTGATGCTTATCATAGAAAGTTCTTTAGATATTCTCCAAAAGGACCAGAACCTCTTTCAGATTTAAAAGGAATGTCATCTTGGATACATAAGAACATTACAGGAAGTGTACTTACCTCAGATAACCCTATTTTATTTTCAGGAATAACATCAGTGTATGACCAGAGATTTAATGAAGTAATATTTACTTTCCATGTAGAAGAAGAAAAAGAAGATATTTTACTTCCTTCTGGAGCTGCAAGTACAACTACAGCAGAAGAGGCCACACAGGTAGGGCTAGGAGGACTTACTGCAGATACTCCTTGTGCAACTTTTGGAGGACATTTAGAAGCAGGAGGAGTCTTTTTTCTAGATAATCCTGGCCTTGATACAACATTAATGATAGAACTTTTATCAACTCCAGGTATACATGTGCAACTTGATTTTAGTTGTGGGGATGATCCTGCAGCTACTTTGGGAATAGTTGATGCAACAGTTACTTCGGACCTTCAAAATCTTCCAGTAATTTTTTCTTTTATTATACCTCCTGGATCAGAATATCCTTTAAGTTTTACTTTTGCCAATGTAATAACAAGTTGTGTACAACTTCTTATTTGGTGCCCTGCAGTTCCTGTACATCCTGGTTTACCTGAAGAAGAATCTACTATATTAGTAAAACCAAAAACATCATATACTTTGGTTTATAATGAAATGATAGATGCTTTTAGTTCTTTTTATTCTCATTTTCCAAGGCATTATGTATCTGATTCTAAAAGAATATTTAGTCAACCTCCATTAGGATATCCTGTTCATCTCCATGATGCAGGAGTACGGGGGGAGTTTTATAAAGAAACTTTTGATTCCATAATAGAATTATTAGTTAATCCTAAAGGAACCTGGACCAAAGTATTTAACAACATAGAATACTTAACACAAGCCTCTACCTCAGGAGGAACTGATCTGGTAGATATTACATTTGATACCCTTAGAGTATTGAACGAATATCAAGATACTGGAGATATCACCTTAGTAGTAGACGACAATGTTAAGAGAAGAATGAGAACTTGGAGAACACAAGTACCAAGAGATGGAAAAGCAAGAATTAGAAACCCATATGTAACCATGAAATTTACATATGAGAATACTCCTAATAATAGGAGATTAATCATACATGACATTTTAACTCATTATATGGATGCACCAATGTAAAATAGTTAAAAAGAATAATATTTAATATTATAAAATAGAAAGTATAATACACGACATTAGATAATTCATTATATAATTATTGGATTTAAGATGTCTTCCTATTATTTTTGTAATACAAAAATTAAGATATGGCAAATAAATCTAAATATGGATATAAGGCAAATAGCCCTGATAGATTTGACCCATATAATATCATTCCAGGAACAGCTCAAGGCACAGATATTACCATGAATGGGGTTCCTCCTGGTACAGACATCTTAGGAATAGATAATTTAGGAAATAAACAAATCATGACTGAAGGTAATTATACCTTCCCAGGAAGTTCAGTATATGAAGTTCCTTTACCAAAACATCAATCCCCAAATACTGGAATAGATTACGGTAATGCTTACATGCAAGCTACCCAAAATTATAATGATGAATTAGCAAGAGTTCAAGGAGTAAATACTAAAACCTTAGATCTGGCTAGATCAGCAGTTGCAAATGAAAGAGACTTTACTAGGGGGTTAACAGAAAGCCCAAGAGATATAGCAGGAAAAGAATCTGTTGATACATATGGAGATGTAAAAGACGGTACTCATTATGGGATTCCCGGGTATTTTAAAACTGCAGAAGGAAAGTATGGATGCTATGGAGATAGTTGTATAACTGCAGCTACTACCATAAAAAAAGAAGCAGGTGCCACTTCTCTTAAAGGAAAACCCTCTAGAATTACTACAGGAAATGAAACTTTTGCTGGTAGGGCCGTAAATGAAGGATATGAAAAAGTATCCAAAGCTCAGCCAGGAGACATCGTTCAATTTGGAATTCCTGGAAGACATGCTGTAATTAAAGGAGAAGGGGACGATGTTTATTATGATCCAGGATTATATACATCAGAGGCCCCCTATACAAAAGATAGCTATTCAAACTATATGAAATCTTATGGAAATGAAGCAAGTTTCTATAGATATGTCGGAAAATTAAAAGAACTAGAGGCAGCTCAACTTGCTGCTAGTCGTGCAATGTCTACTAACACACAACCAATGCCTACTATGCCTATTAAATCAAATATGCCCCAATCTTCAGATTACTCTCCTATAAGTCCTACTGCATCTATTCCTGAACTTTCAGCATATAGGTCGAGAAAAGGACCTTTTAAAAGACTACAAAAAGGAGGAGATTTACCTATGTATCAATCTTCTGGTATATCTATTCCTATTGGAAAAGGAGCAAATAAAGGAACTCTTCGACAGAAAGAATCCTCCTTAATGGAAAGTATAGGAGACTATTTTGGAGTAAATAAACCCCAAAGATATGATGTTCCCAGACTTAACTTAGAAACTGGAAAGTGGGAAGACCAGCCTTATTTCACATCTCGTAAAAAAGAATTTCAAAGAACAGGACTAGAACCTACATTTACATTTACATCTGCAGGAGGACCAGGTGTGGGAAGTAGATGGTATTTTCCATATTCTGATCCTATAGGACTAGGATGGGAGACTGATATAGACCCTACGGGACCTGGATTTGGGCCTTTAGTAGCCAATAGTCTAATGAAAAGAGGGACAGACTATATAGGTAGAAAATTCGGAGGAGATAATTGGTATAATGCTCCAGGAAATTTCTTTAAAGACATGAACTGGCCTCCTGGATATACATATGGGGGAATAGAATGGGCAGGAAACTTACCTGCTCCCTTTATAGGAGCTACAGTTACAATGGATGATACTGAGAGATTGCAGCATTGGTTAGATCTTCCAGAACATGAAACAAAGAAAAAAGGGGCTTCTGCTTTTATGCATGGATTGGGACCTGGATTATATGGATGGAATAAAGGACCTACAATAGGAGGAAGATTTCAAGTAACTAATCCTTTTAACCCTGTGGGAAAACCTTTATGGCAATCTCCTGATTTCTTCGGAGGAAGAAGACTCCATAATCCTATTAGTGGTACAGGAGAAGGTATAGGAGGAAGAATGGGATTAAGAGGAGGGAATATAATCCCAAAATGGGAAATGCCTGGATTCACAAGATATCTAAATCCCTTTAGCAAATTTAAGGAACCTATTGAAGCGTCAGTTAGAGGGGGATTTGCAGATATTCTAAGCGAAACTAAAGAAGGGGCAAAAGAGCTAATGAAAGAGAATAAAAATCTTTCAAAAGCAAATGCAATGAAAAAGGCATATACAGATATAACTGGAAAATTTGATTTTAGTCCAGAATCAAAAAGTAAAATGTTTAGAAATAGAATATCTCAGACAGGTGTTCCAAAAGTATTGGATAAAGCAGGAGAGGCTTTATATGGCACAGAAGGAGCAGCAGCATATCAGAAAGGAAGTAAGAATACATTAGCTAATTGGATGAGAAATGCTAAATTAAATTACGGTAAAGTAATTAATCATCCTTGGGTATGGAAAGGATTAGCAAGAGGTTTAATGCTTCCTGATGCCGCTAATCTTGTAGAAGGAGCAATGCATAAAGAGGGAGAACCTGTAAAAGACTGGTGGAGATACTTTAATGAAGATCAATTTGGATTAAATGATCCTGACTTACAATCCTCTGCCCATTTAGGAGCATATAGCGGAGTTCAAGAATGGTTTAATAGAAAAGACCCTGTTACAGGAGCAAAAACTAGAGAAACTCCTGAAGAAAGAATACACAAAACTGCTTCTTCTGTATATGATAAAGAATTTAAAAAGAAACATGGAAGTACAGAAAAACAAATAGCAGATAAGTATAAAGGAAAAGGAGATGTATATTACGACAAAGATGGAAAAATTTATAAAATACCAAAAGACACAAAATTAGAATTCCCTGGCCAGTGGGAGAGAGATAAGAGACAAAGGGATAAAAAAGAGTTTCAATGGCAAGCAGCTCTTAAATTAGATAGTGGCAAATATGTTGACTTATGGACTTACGACCCTAGATTACTAGAAGAGGCAGGAGAAAAAGCTCCAGAGATAACTGGAAAGAAAATAGCAAAAGATAAGGCAGCATATGATAAAGAACAATATATAAAGAAACAAATGTGGAAAGCTAAAAATCCACTTGTTGGATCTAAACTTAAAAAAGGAGGAAATCTTCCTACAAATTCAAATACTATGGCACGAAAAAAGAAATTACCTAGGTATCAAAGTACAAACAATGATCTTGCTCCTTGGATGACACAAGGACTAGGAGAAAATGCCATGTATGATACAAGTCTTCAAGGATCAGATTATAATTTTGAAGCTACCCCCTATGCAGATGCCTTAGGTAGTGCAGAAGGAGGAGGAGGGGGAGGTGGAATGCCTTGGATGAGCTTGATTAATTCTGCCATAGGAGCAGGAACTTCAATGTACGCAGCTAACCAGTTATCAAAAAATGTTGAACAACCTAAGCCACAAATTCCTTATATGGATTTATGGAGAGACCAACAAAAGATGTTAGAAGGTAGAAGATCTAAGAGTGCTTATAATACAGACTATCCTACAGCAAGTGCCTTAGGATTTCTTCCCTCTTCTTCAACTTCTCCATTATATGCTGAAAAAGGAGGTAAATTGCCTATGTATCAAAGTCCTTCAAATTATCTTCCTGATCCTTTTATTAATGCTGAAATAGAATTAACACCCGGAAAGTGGGATGTTCCCTCAAGTGGATTTTTAAATGACCCCTCCCTACATATAGGAAAACAATCAGGAGGTGTAGGTGCCCCTTCTAATTCTGAAGAGGATAGATTGAATGCAATACAAAATGCTTTAAGAACAGCAAACGCATTAAGAAGTATACAACACCCAGATCAAGTTAAATTTAATAGACTAAAAGAAGAACAGAGCAGGAATAGGAAAGGGTATAAAAGAGGAGGGAATCTGCCTAGATATCAATCTTCTATGGAGCCAACATCTTCAGGAGGACCTGTTGCTCGTCCAAACTTTACTTCTGCAGGAGGGCCGGGGATTGGGGCCACAATAGAAAGAATGAATAAAGAACTTAACCTTTATAACTCTGATGATGCATATAAATTGGTAAAGCCTAGATTCTCAAATATGCATCCTGTGCAAAAAGCAATGATGCTTAAAACAGCTGCAGATAAGGGATGGAATAAGGTAAAAAAAGCAGCAGAAAATACCCTAAGTCTGGACCCTATGAATAGGATTCTGTTTGAACAACATAATGCATTAGAAAGAGGAGGTAATTTACCTAGATATCAATCTTCTAATAGAGGAATTTCAACAAAGATAGATGCTACTGGAACTAACATACATGTGCCTGAAACTATTAATTTATCTCCATATGATGAAGAATCTAATTCAAAAATAGATGCAAGAGCAAAAGATAAGGCAGCAGGTCTTGGACCGTTGACAGATTGGGCTGAAGATTATTTTAGAGATCAGATATTCAAATATGCAACAGATAGTGTTGTTCCTTCAGGATGGGACAGAAATAAGTATTTTCATGATAATAGAGAGGGAAATTGGAGAAAATGGAAAGGTCCAAGAGATGTCACCCATAATGTTGACCGTTCTTGGTTCACCAAGAAGGACAGAGATGAAGCTTCTTTAAAAAGACGAGAGCCACCATACAATCCCCAATCAATAAAAATGAAACAACAAGGGGGTAATTTGCCTAAATACCAAAGTACAGGGCAGGAATTTCAAACAGCACCTCAAACCTTATATCAAGCAAATACAGCATATGATCCTTTTAATCAAGGAAAGCCCCAATCTGTACAGGTAGGTCCTCGCACACAAAATGCATTTTGGGATAACTATGCAACCCATGATTGGGGAAAAGATTCTGATATAGCTCATCAACAATATGGAAATAGAATTGCTCCGGGATCTTTTGGAAGAGATATGAGATTTGCATATGAAGATGACACACAAGAGCCTCAACCAGGGGAAAGATCATATGGTATGGATGCTAGTAGATTTGATTGGGGCAACCTTCCTACATATGAGCCTTCTAATACTGATGGAGACCCTAATCAAAATGACTATACTATTCCAAGTGCTTTTGGGCCTATGGCACAAAGAGGAGGTTATTTACCTCGATATCAAAATTCAAATACTGCAATGAGTGGTCCAAATGCTGAAATAGAAAATTTGGAAGTAGTAGAATCACCTGGAAGACCTGCAGTACCTACAAATGGAGGATCATTGGTAGACCTTGCAGATGGTTATCAATTAGCTGTAGGAAATACCCACGAAGAAGGTGGGATAGATGTAAATGCTAAGGGAGGATTTGTATACTCAGATACTCTTAAAATAGAAGATACTTCTGATGGAAAAGATCTTTTAGAATCACTTAAAATTTTAACATAATGGCAACAACATACGCAGAAATAGCACAAAAACTAGCTACAAAAAAAGGACAGGCAGAAGAGGAGTTAAAAACAACTAACGAGCCTACAAAAAAAGCTAGCTTAAAATTGTTGATACAGAAAATAACAGCAGCTCTTCAAAAGCTAAAAGATTCTCAAAAGATGCATCCTGAAGCTGAAGATCCTACAGCTCAAATGCAGGGGGGACAACAGCAAATGCCTCAGCAAATGCCTATGCCTCAGCAACAAATGGCACAACAACAAGTTCCTCAGCAACAGATGCCTATGCCTCAACCAGGAATGCAACAACAGATGCAACAACCAATGGGGTATGCTAAAACTGGAGGACACTTACCTCAATATCAAAGTACTAGGCATGGATTACCATATGACCACCTATCTCCCTATGAGAACATATCTATGGATTTCCATGCTCAGAACTATGGGGACTATGGTAAGAATATTCATGAAGTATCTGAAGGAAAAAGCAAATCTTCTCTCTTAAGAAGGAAAGAACCTAATACTAAAAGAAAAACAGCAAAATTCTATTGGGATTTGAATAATGACTTTTATGATGATGCATTAACATCTGAGGATTATAGTATTTATGAGAAAGTAAAATATGATAAAGACGGTAATCCAAAAAAAATAAAACAAAGGAAATGGGACTATACTGGTGATAATATCCCATGGGATGTAAAAAAAGGAAAGACTATTGCAAAATGGAAGAAAAAAAGAAGTGGGAGAGAAAAATATACAGTATATGACGACACTGAAGGTTATACAGAAAAAATTACAGGAAGTTTACCTAAGTATTTTAGTGGAGGAGATGTAGATTGGGGAGAATTTGCTACAGAAACAGGACAAGGAGCATTACAAGGAGCACCCGGAGGTATATGGGGAGCATTGGGAATGGCAGCAATCAAAGGAGGTTCAAATCTATATTCACAGTATACAATAGGGGGAGCAAAAGAAGAACAAGAAAAACTTAATGAAACAGCAGCAAAAGAGGAAGAAGCACAAAAAGATAAATATAAAGCTTTAACTCAGTTTATAAAACCTGCAGAACCCACAGATCCTTTTTATACAGCTAGCTTACCTAAAGGAAAGAGCTGGCAATCTATAGAGAGTGGTAATTTTGCTCCTGCATTAGGTTCTTCCAGTTTTAAAACACCTTTTTATCAATCTTCAAGTGGAAATCTTCCTGATCCTGATCCTGACATGACCATTTATGACTATAAGGCAGCAGAAAAAGAAGCACAAAAAGGAGGTAAAAAGAAAAATAAGAATAAAAAGCCACCATTAACTCCGGCAGAAAAAGCAGAAAGAGATGCTAAAAGAACAGGGCAATTAGAGGAATTTCTTTATATGATGCAAAAATATGGTCCTGTATTTGGAAATTTGGCAATGGCTCAAGATAAAGATAAATATCCCGGATTCTATACTCCTACAGCTCCTTTGAACTATGATACTACTAGAGAATATATGGGAGAAGCAGCAGATGCCTTCAGGGAAGGAAGTATGTATAATCCAAGAAATGCTCTGACAGCAGCAGCTCATGCTAAAGATGCAGGTATATACAATGCTCAAAATGCAGCATCTCCTTCAGTAGCTCTTGCTTTACAAAATAAAGTAACAGGAGATCATGCAGATAGGCTAGGAGGTATATATGCAGATGCTGATAATATAAATGCATCTAGGGCAATGAATAAAGGGCAAGGATTAGCTCAAATAGGCCAACTAGAAGCAGGGCTTGCAGGTCAAGAATATGAGAGACTACAGAATGCTTATGGTCTAGGAACTAAAGAACAGGCAAATGTATGGAATCAAGGAGCACTATTAGATGCTACTCAACGACAGTTTTATCAGCAAGCATTAATGGATCAATCAAAAGGTGCTCAAACAGATAAATTAATGGCAGGAAAAGAATATAATGATCTAATAAGAGCAGGATTATTAGGATCTATGTTCCCTAATTATAGTTATGATGCAAATAATCCTTTGGGAGGAATTTCATTTACTGACTATGCATCAGGAGTATCTGATACTTAAAATATAAAGACATGGCGATAAATATATATGATAGGCCTATGCAGGCTGAATTTATGGACACTTATACTCCTATGCCTTATCAAGAGATATTGCAGGCAATGAATATGCGGCAACAGCAGCATGACAAAGGAGTAGCATTAGAAGAAGACCTACAAGATACATTATTTAAAGTCCAAGCTCTTCAACAAGATAAAGCTAAAAGAAATTTAAAGCAGGACGAGTATGAAAATGCCATAAGTGATAAAGTAGCAAGCTATGGAGGAGAATATGCAAGATTAATTCCTTTTATTAATGAACAGCGAAAGAAATTGCATAAAGATATGACAAGAGGAGATTTTGCAGCCATGGAAAAAAGTCATGATAAAGGAATGAAGTATCTGGAGAGAATGGAAAAACTTTATGATAAAGGAAAAATAGATAAAGATTTAAAACAATTTCTCGAAGCACAGTCTTTTTCAGAATATTCAGGAATAGGGGAAATGCAGGCAGATGGTAGTTATAATATTTTTAGTGGGCAAGACCCTGCTATGTTAAAGGAAAGTCTAGCAGACCAAGCAATGAAGGCCATAAAGGGATGGGGAGTAGATGAGCGTAGAATGGACTATGACAAAGTTTATAAGAGAGGTCCCAAAACTAAAGAACATCCAGAAGGTCAATTAATTCTAGACGCTAATGGTCAGCCCCAGCCAGTTTTTTACAATTTTAGGCAGAAAAGATATGTATCTGACCAAGAAGTATATGATTCATTATTCCAGAGCCTAGCTTCTGAACCAGGAAATAGGTTATACACTCAACAAAGAGCAGAGATGCAAAGTTATGGCTTAGAACCTGAAGATTTAAAGATGACTACAATGGAAGAAGGGCCTGACGGTAAAATGGTACCTACAGTGTCATTAGCAGACAGCCCTGAGGAATGGGAAAATTGGAAAATAAATAAAATGTTCCACGATGCTATTGCCCCAGCAGCTAATAAAGCAGGATTTGTACAATATAAAAATAAATACCAAAAAGATTGGGAAGCTGCAGCTGCATATAAAGATCAACTAAAAATACCTATTTCTCCCGACATTACTACACTATTAGATGCACTTCAATTTGAAGGAGTTGCAGGAGGAAGTCAGAAAAAACTAGATGAAAATATAGATGCTTATCAAACAGCTGCAGATAACATAATAGGAGATTTAGATTCATATAGTCTTCTAAAGGGTATTCCAGCTCGTGCAAATTCTACTAGTGATGCTGAGTATTTCAAAGCTTTAAAAGAATCTCCTAACATAGATATAGATTTAGTTAATCAGAAGGAACAGGCCTACTATGGAAATCTCAGAAAGATTTCAATAGCCGAGAAGAAAAGAGAAGAAGCAATAGGATGGGTAGAAAAAAACAATCCTGGGCAGAAAGCTATAAAAGATATGTACGGGCATTGGAATCCTTATGCTCTCACAGGATTAGTAGTAGATGAGGAAGCAGCACAATTAGGTACTGCACATTCTGTTGAATATGGACTTCAACAAACAAATAAAGAACCTTCACAAGGAACAGAAGACCCTAATCATTTCTTACACTCAGATCCTAAAGTAGCAGCATTTGTGGAGACCTTAGATGGTCGTATCCCTACTTTAAAAGAAGTTATAATGGGAATAAATCCAAATGCCACTGAGGAGAATTGGATGGAAGAAGCTCGAAAAATAAAAGAGGCGTATGACTTTAGAAATACTGGAATAGATGACTATATGGATGCTACAGATTTTGTAGCTGTAGATGCTACAACAGGGTATGATTTACCAGGAGGAGATGATAGTCCAGAAGCCCAAAAAATGAGAGCTCAAACTAGAGAAATAGTGGAGGGAATGGCAGCAAATCCGGCTAACTGGGCTACTTATCCTATATTAGCAGCAGGAGAAGATGCAGAATTCCAAGGAACAACTCTTAAGCAAATGAATGAGGGATGGGGAGCTTTCTCCAAAAATGATGTCAGATGGGAAAAAGTAGGAGACAAAGCTCAAAACTTATTTATTGATGGGCCCAATGTACAACTTACTAGGGATCAAATGCCTGATGGACTCCGATACTGGATGATTCCTGGTACATTAGATGGTAAACCTATAAAATTCATGGTTGATGAGAAAGCTTTTCATACTCCAGGAATGAAACAATTACAACAAACAGGACTCTATAGAGCAAATGAAATATATCAAGCAGCCCATAGAGAAGGATTAGATAATTGGAAAGTAGAACATGTTCCAGAATTAGAAGGATTTAGTGTTTACTTTAGATATACAGAACCTATGTCTGCATATAGTCCAGATTATACAAAAGGAGAAGTTAAAAAAGAAGTAATAATAGACGGTAAAGTTTATGGAGGAAATAAAGGACTTAGCGTAGTAGGGAGCATGATAGATCTGCATAAACAAGGATACAGTGCTGCTGATATAAAAACTTTCATGAAAGATTTAAAATAATGCCAACACTTCCTGAAGATACAATAAATCCTTTAACAGGTAAACCTGTAGGACAGAAAGCTTCCTTAAAGAATACTGCAGTAATAGGACAAGAAGACATTAATCCATTAACAGGATTAACTGTAGGAAAAAAAGGTAGTTTTACATATAATCCCAGTGTGGGGGATTTTGCGGTGCCTGCTACTGCTGCCCATGACTTTAATTTTAAAGCAACTGATGATCTCTATCAGTTTACTAAATATGGGGCAGATGTTAATATCCTAACTGACTATACCAAACATAGAGCTATAATGCAACCAGGATGGGAGCAAACTTTGGCTTTTCTAAATCAAGCTATCATAGGAGAAATAGGAGGAGGAATGATAGAATCTGTAGGATATCTATTAGATGCTGTTATGATGGGAGACCTTGCTAAGGGGCAAGAACAGGAATTTGGAAATATGATGTCAAGAACAGGAAAACACATAAAAGAATGGACAAAAGAAGTAACTCCTGCTTACGAGGTAGCTCCTGGTACATTTAATCCAGGAGATTCTGGATGGTGGGCTTCAAATGGACCTTCTGTTTTTTCTACTTTATCTTTGATGATTCCTGCCATGGGATTTACTAAAGCTGCAGGAATGGCAGCAAGAGGACTAGGACTAGCTCGTGCTGCGAAAAAAGGAACAGGTGTATACCAAAAAGCTGTAGGATTAAAGCCTCTTACAGTAGCTCAAGAAGCAAAAATAGGATGGGTAGGAGGAGCTGTAAGTCAGGCTGTAATGTCGAGACATGCAGAAAGCTTAATGGAAAGTTCTCAGATATTTGATCAGAATTATAAAAAATACAGACAGGAAGGACTAGGAGATAAAGAGGCCAGAGAATTAGCAGGAAAAGGAGCTTCTAAAGTATATAAAGATAACTGGTGGATGCTATTGACAGATCTTCCTCAATATCTAATGTTAGGAGCTAAATTCACTCCCGGAGGAGGTAAAGTAGCTAAAGCAGTTAATGATGCTGCTAATAAAAAGATTGTATCTGTTCCTTATACTGGAATGAATACAGGAGCAAGATTTACACTAGGTATGGCCTCTGAAGGCTTTGAGGAAGGTTACCAGCATGTCATAGGAGAAGAAGGTACTTATTTATCTGATCTACAGGGAGGATTTACAGAAGAAAGTGCATTTGCAGATAGATATGATCAATATATAAGAGATGGTAGATTATGGACCTCTGTTTTCTATGGAGCATTTGGAGGTGGAATATTTCAAGCTGCAATGCCTAAAGTACAAGACTTCATAAATAAAAAACAGGGCATTCCTACCCAAGATGAGATAATAGATCAGAAAATAAAGATTATAAATGAAATGATGCCTGCTTTATCTGCTGCTACTAAAAGAGTGAAAGAAGCAGATGCTTCCGGGATAGTGGGGATGATGTATCAGGCAAGGACAAACTTAAATCTTTATAAAGCATTACAGCATATAGCAACAGGTACTTTTGATCAGCATTTAGCCTTTCTAGACCATTTAGAAAATATGTCAGAGGAAGAGGTAGCGGAATGGAATGAGGCTAATCCAGATGTTCAGTTTGATAAAGCAGTTTTAGATGAACTAATGCCTGAATTAAGAGAGGCAAGTCACGAAATAAATAATATTTATCAAGAAGAATCTAAAAGGCAAAAACCAGAATTAGCCATACGAACTACTGAAGAGCTGTATAAAATCTCAAAATTTAAGAAGGATGCTGCAAAATATGAATTAGCAGTTTCTGAATTAGAAGAACAATATCTCCAAAAGGAAAAACTATCTCCCGTGGGACAGGAGCTTTATGATGTAAAATTACAGAAAGCAGCATATCTACAAGCTAAGAAACAAATAGAATATCTTCTTAAAAATGACAGTGTTGCTCCAGATGCAAGAGACATCTATAATGAAAGAATGGATAACTTTGCAGCAGCTGTGATGATATTAGAAAAGCAAGAAAAAGAACTAGAAAGCAAAGAAAGAACTGCCGCAGAGAAAAAAGAAGATGCAAGAGTCTTTGATACTATGAAGAACCTTGATCCTTTAAATGAAAAAAAGGCTCAACTAGACATGTTAAACTTAGCAATAGACACTGCTAATCAGAGACTAAAAAGATTAAGAGATCCTAGAACTTCAGCAACAGGAGACCAGAGAGTAGCAGAAAGAGCCTGGACTACTACTCAAGTTGAAGAAAAATTAAAAGCTCATTCTCCAAATTCTCTACAAAAGGCCAGATTGGGGAAAAGAGTAGGAGAGGGAAATGAGGTAACTATGAAAATAGCAGGCAAGACAATATCAGGTATTGTAACCTATCCTGTTAAAAAGAAAGATATAGAGGCTGCCAGAATACATTTAGGATTAGGGATAGAAAAAGAAACTGCTGAAAAAATGAAACCTGCTCCCCTAGGTTATATTTTCATCTCTCACGATAATAAAATAATTAGAATCATTCACGGGGACAATATTGATAGTTTAAATATTCTGGACAGAGAAGCTCAAGCAGCAGAGGCTAATAGGCAAGAACAGGCAGAAATAATGGCAAAAAGGAGGGAATCCTTAATAAGGGTCCATAATGCCTTAAAAACTGATATAGAAGGCCTACAGAACAAGATAAATGAAAATAAAGAGAAAATAGAATTTAGTTTATTAGAATTAGAAGAATTAGCATCTGATCTTCAAGCAATAGATAAAACTACTCCAGGGTATAAAAAGAAAGAAAGGGATTATTATAGGAAAAAATACGGAAAAACTCCTCAACAGTGGAAGAAAGAATATAGGGAAAAAGATATACGAGAAAAGAGAGATGTTCTACAGAGCGAGCTTAATACCTTATTAAATTATTATAAGGAAATAAATTTAGAAGGGGCTCAAAACGCAGAAACAGCTATTAGAAAAGCAAACCTTCATTCTCCATATTCTCCTTTAGCCTTAACAGAAATTGAAAAACTCTTAGAAACTGCTGATTACCATGTTGCAGAAACAGAAAAAGAGATTCAAAGATTATCTGCACAATTAGAAGGTATTAACAAATTGTATGATCCTGTCAAAGCTGCTGAGCTTGTAATGACCAGAAAGACATACACTAAATGGTTTGAAGAAAAATACCCTAATAATCCCGGTAGTAGGGGATATATGGAACAAATCCTTAAAAGTTCTGAGCCTCCCTGGTCAATATACAAAAAATACATTGAAGAACATCCTGAATATATAGAAGATCTAGAAAAGTTAGAGAAAATAAAAGCCAGAGTAAAAGATCATAATGAGATAAAAAATAATATGATTACTACTAGAAGAGCACTAGTAATGGCAAGAAGAACCTTAAGAAGACAAACACAGGAGGCAAATATGTTAAGAGGCTCTAGGAATAGTTGGATGCATTCGCAAGATATCCTAAGCTTGTATAAAAAAGTAGGGCAAGAATACTTGAACTTGTTAAAAGAAGATAAGCAAGCGGCAATAGATGCAGAAACATTAACTGCAAACCAGAGAGCAAGTGGAAATTTACAGCCTCCACCTATTAATCCTACTCTGAAAAATTTAGAACCTTTTCTTACAGAGGCAGAGTTCGCCAAAGAAAGCTTAAGCACAACTGCAGGATTTCATATAGATAGAAACACAGGAGGAGTTAATACTAAAAGGCAATTTCAAGTCAGGTGGTATGCTGCTCTTGCTAAGATGCCTACAATAACTGATGAGGAAGGATATCATCTACAACTTTTAACTCTTAAATACGCAAAAGAAAATGGATTAGAAGAGGCATATGATGAAGAAGATGAAAGAACAGATAGCGCAACTGCTTTAAAAGCAATTTTAGTAGATGAGGCAGGTAATCCAGTAAGGGCAACTGATGAAGGAGAATTAGATCCTAAAGGGAATATTCTTACCACTTATATCCATAAACCAGATTTTGTATATGATTTAAGTAAAAAAAGAATAGCCAGAAAATACATGTATGAGGTAATGGGGGCCGATGAAAGTGAAACAAGGTCTCTTATAAAAAATGACGAAGCAAGAATAGGGAAGGACACTTATACTTTTGATGAAATAGTAGAAAATGCCAGGTCATATTATTCCAAAAAGCATGAAACTTTCAGAGAGAATGCTTTAGCAGAAATAGAAAAGGGAAATCCAGTATTTGTACCAATACTTGAAAAGTCTGCGGGAATTGAAAGAAACCTTCCAGAAGTAGATGGAAAAAGGCAAAGAAATAACTTAGATACATTTGCCAAATTAGACGAGATAGTATCATTCCATGTTCCTACATCTAATATGATGGCTCTTACTTCTAATAGCCATGTCCAAAGAGAAGTTTATCCAGGAATGGTATATGTAGAAAATGAAAGAGGAAATACAACAGGAGCATTGAATAGGCTTTTAAATGAGCAGGAAGTAGACATGATAGTAAACATGATGAGCTATGCTGCCCTTAATGGAAATGAAGTTCATAGAGAATTAACGGCTGCAGAGAAAAAGAAGAAGGGGAAAAAAGCATTAAAAACTACTTACTATTTATTTCCTAAGAAAGGAGTATCTTCAAATGATATTATTCTACCTAACTTGATATATTATGGTAAGATAAATGAAGAAGGAATTAGAAAGTCATTATCAAAAGAAGGAGCTACAGAAGCCCAAATAAAGAATGAAATAGCTAGAAGACAAAAGCACCAGCTATATATTAATTATCAGACAAAAACTGTTAGTTATGGCTATGAAGAAAAATCTCAAATTCCAAATTCTGTAGGGTTTACCAATATTAAAACTGATCCTCAATTTAGAGAATGGTTACTAGGGAAATATCACCAGATCAATAGATTGAACCTTACCTCTTCAGAAAAAGGAAAGACTAACATATATCTTCACCCCATAAAATTTAATGAAGATACTGGAGGAGTGAAAATGCAATTCTATAACCATAGTAAAAATATGGCAGGATATGAAACTTTCCTACATTCTTTATTAAAAACAGATATTGTCCCTGCATCTGAAGTTCAATTTGCATCTACCTATTTTACATATAGTAATAAAATTTATAACAAACTAGAAGGAGAAGTATCTTCCGAAAAGGAGGAAAAGAAGGAAAAAGAAGGTGAAATCTTAGAAACAGAGCCTACAACTATAACTAACTCTAGGGATTTAATAAAAATAAAAGAAGGATATACTTTTGAAATTAATTTACATTTTCAACAACCTACAAAAGAAGATCCTAAAATTTATAAAACTTTTAATTTAAAATATCAGGGTATTTTTAAAGATGGTGAGTTTGTGTTAGAAAAACTTGAAGTAGATGAAGTAGAAAAAACAGGAGAAGTTCTTAAGAAAAATCAAGAATATCTAACTAATAGCATTATTGCGGATATAAAAGAAGTCCATCAAAAAAAGAGCAAAGGAAAAGGAGTAAAGTTAGAAGACTTCTTTAGAGATATAGGAGTAACTTCTTTTGTAATAACTCCTCCTGGGGTAACAAAAAAAACTACTACTCCGGAAATAGGAGAAGAAGAAGCAGTATCAATCGTATTAGAGGAGAGTCCTAAGTTAGCTGCTGCTATTTATAAAGAATTAGGAATGCAGGGAGAGCAGGGGGAGATAAAAATTGCAGACATAAAAAATATAGATTTCTCCTCCGTAAATCCAGGACTAGCTAAAATTTTACAAGAAAAATTAAAGGCTAAATTTCCTAAGATTAAATTGGAATTCACAGATCTTCCTATACCTGAGTCTACAGATCCAAATATTATGAATCAAGAGATGAAGAGTTCTTTATCTGCATTTAATGAAGATCCTAAGCTAAAAAGAGAATTATTAGGACCTTTATTAAGAGCAGAAAACGCCCTCAAGTCTCTCAAAGAGAAAGATAAAATAGCTATTAATGCTACTATGAATAAGCTTATCGCCCAAAATCCTTTGAAATACTTAGAATTAATCAGGACTACAGGAGAAAAGGGGGCCGTAATTAGAATACTTCTTGATCCTCTATCATCAGATATAACAAAAGAAATAGGAGATGAGATTATTCCTAAATCTATAAGGAAAAAAGCACAGGATTTTGCAGACAATATAAATAACAAGGAAAACTATCTACAGGCCTTTAATGAGTTTATTGCTAAAAATAGAGAAAGATTATCTGAATTAGAAGATATGGAAGAGGCCATAAGGAAAAGTATGGAAAATATTTCTCTAAAAGATTATAAAAAAGGGCTTTGGAATATTTTAGTAAATACAGATATACGATTTGTTCATTATGAAATGCCTTCCATTGATGTAACAAACCCACTTAATGTTGTAAATTTTAGATTAGAAAATAATGCAGGAGTTAAGTTTAATTTCCGTTATGAAAATGGAATTTTAAAACAAATATATAAAGTTGAAGAAAAACAAATAAAAGATTATGAAAAAATAAGAGGAGGATTTGTGGGTGATGCAGCTACTATGACTGAAATTCAAAATATACCCATAACAGAAGAGGACCAAAATGACTGGATAGATGCTAATGTTCTATTAGAACAATTGAAAAAAGACCCTTTTAGAATAAGAGAAGCTATAAAAATCATTCATTTGGATGCTGTAAATCTTAAAATAACGCAATTAAAAAATAATCTAGAAGATCCTACCTTAAAAGAAGACTTTATAAGAGATAGAATTGATGAGACATGGGATAACATGCAATTTAGTCACTATGATATGTTAGATGTAGATTTTCAATTATTTTTGAGAGATAATTTAATGGCAAATAATATAATTGATAATAATGATATATTAACTGCCCAGTTTGGAGTAAAACCCGATGCTCTCCTAAAATTATCTAATAATGAAGAGTATAAAGAATTAGAGCAAAAAAAGAAGAAGATTACCTACATTTTAGATAATCAAGAAGAATTTAATAATACATATGATAGCTATGAAGCATCATTTGAAGAAGGAAACATTTTAGCTCCTGTGCCTGGATGGTTTGTAAATGCACACTCAGTAGAGAGCACTGGTAAATTTTTCCGTGATCTTAATGGTATTTTTGATGCAAGAGTTAGAACTATGGTACAAATAGGAGCTACACGAGAATATGATGCTCTCCATGATCAAGGAGTTACCCCTGGATTTCAAAAATTACTAGATGCTAAAGATATAAACTCTTTAATGCCCCAGCGATTATCTTATGCTCCCGCATTAAATTTATCAGATGATCTTGCTATACTAAATCAAAAAGAAAAAAATCAAATAATAGGACAGGCTAATTTTGAAGCCATGTCTGTTTTAATTCACAATGCTCATCAGCGTCAAGATACTTTACCCCATGAATATGCTCATCATTATGTGAGATGGTTTAAAGACACTGCCATAGTTCAGGAAGGTATCAAGAGATTTGGGTCAGAAGAAAATCTAGTACAGAAAATTGGAGAACAAGCAACTCTTCAAAAAGGAGAAGCTTGGAATATTTGGAAAAAACTTGTTAATTGGATATTAGAACAGTTATCAGATAAACAATTGTTACAGGTGCTTACTGATAGTTTCTTAGAAGCTGTTGATCTTAATGATCATTTTACATATGGAGATCCTACTGCTGCTCAGAAAAAGGAGGCCCAGAATCTATACAGTGACTATAGGAGTACTACTAAAGTAGAAGCAGGGTCTAAAAAAGATATAGAAGGATTTGGAGAATTTGTAGGAAAATCGAAAGTAAGCTCTTCTGAATCTGTAGGATTTGAAGGTTTAGGAACTGGAATGACTGCTGCAGAGACAGAATCAGTTAATAAAATGAATGAAGATGGAGAAAATGAAAGTGCAGGCAATAATAATTCTACTAAAGAATGCAATTAATGTAATATGGGATGTATAAGATACATAATTCCAAAAGTAGGTCCCAAAAGAGGACAGAGTGTAGAGTCTCAATTATTTAACAACTTAGTTAAGATGTATGATGAGACTACTGCAGATGAGCTTTACGGAAATATATTTACAGAAAAATTTAAAAGAGTTTTTGGAGATTGGGAAACACATAAAGAGGAATGGAAAGACCAGTTAGATCAGAATGGAGAGCCCCTTACTAGGTTTATAACTCCCGTGGGGGAAGAAAATTTTGAGGCTACAATAAATCCAGAAGCTTATTATGTACCAAAAGTAGCAGAAACTCCACAAATCACTGCTGCGAAAGAATGGTTAACAAAGCATTTAGGAAATACTCCAGGAGTAGTAGCTGTATCTAGAATTATAGAAGGACAATTAATAGGAAGATTTCATCAGGGATCTATCTATTTAATGAATAATGCAGAAATGGGAGTAGTATTCCATGAAGCATTCCATGCCGTTACTCAAATGTTCCTAACAAGCGGAGAAAGAAGGTCTATTTATGATGAAATTAGAAGAAGATCCCCTGAAAATGAAAAACTTTCTGAAGAAGAGGTAGAAGAAATCCTAGCAGATGAATTTAGTGAATACATAATGTCTGGAGGAAAATACATAGTACCAGAAGCTAAGAAAAAACAAAAGTCACTTTTTAAAGAATTATGGGATACCATAATAGGTATATTCTATAATAATGAAATCTCAATAGCAGAGTTATACGAAAAAGCAAGAACTGGTAAATATGCCAAAGGAATTGGTCTATCTCGAAGAGCAGAAAACTTCTTCAATAAATATGAAATGAAGTCTTATGGGAAGAAAGTGAGCATAGATAGAACATTAAAGGACGGTTCCAGAACTCCATTAACATCCACAGAGATAAGAATGTTAATGGAAAGTATGAATTATTATTTCTTGGATACACTATTTAGACAAGGTAGCCCAGATGCACTATTCAATAAAACTGCAAGTGAAATATCTGATATTTATTCCAGTAAGTCTGATGGAGTATTTGGAAGAATGAAAGGCCAATTAATGCAGGATCTAAGGCAAAAAGATTTTGTAAAAAACTTAGCAAAACAGTCTGGAGAGACAGTAGAAGATTTAACATTTAAGTTACAAAGTATTTATCAGTCTGTAGGTCTTTATAGTGGAGAACCCACTCAGGAATGGAATAGACTAGCTGCTGCTCATAAAAGCTATTTAAGGCAGTATGGGCTGGATTTAAAGTTAGAGTATGTAAAAGAAGATGATCGTACAAAAGAAGAATTAATACAAGAAGGACTTGCAGAAGTAGATGCGGGAAATTTCTTTGTAGAATCTATCTATTTCAATACTAAAGACAGTACTCCTAACGCTGTAAAAATGTTAATAGCAGGGTTAGCAAAAAAAATATCCTCTCAGGACTATGTTGTAAATGACCTAGGATTAAGAATAGCAGTCAATTATGATGAAACTTATAATACAGTAGCAAATAAACTAGCTTTAACTCCTGCCAGATGGGAAGCTTTTGAAAGAAAATTAAACGAATTAAAACACGATATTCCAGGAATGGGATGGTTAGCCCAGAGATTAAGAGTGGGAGAATCTTCTGCAGAAGTCAGCAAAGACATATTTGACCTAAGGATTAAATTCATACAAAACTTTGCAAAAAACAAATACTCTTATCTGATAGGATTAATACAAAGAGATACAGTAGATGACCAACGAAACCTAGTTCCTGGGGATATTATATTTCAAGATAGTAATTCTAGTGGTACTAAAGACAGAATAAGACAAGAATGGAGAGGAAATCTCATTAGGAATTTTGCAGAAATAAGTGGAACAGGAAAAATTGCAAAAGAATTAACTGCACAAAACTGGAAGACTCTACTAGGAGAAATAAAGACAATTTTAGCAAAGTATCATAATGAAAAATCAGTCCGAAAGAAAAAAGAACTCTTAAATTCAGCATATGCAAGGTTAGGAATAGAATTAAATCCAGTTACCGCAGATCTGATGCTAACTGATGTGAATAAAGGAGGAGGAATAACTAGTGAAGAAGGAACTGTTAGTAGTGCATTTGATGTGCTGAACAATAGTATATTAAAGTATTTAGAAGAAGAAGTAGACCTGTTCTCTCCAAAATCTGGAGTAGCAGGGTGGATAAGCGGCCTAATCAGTATGGAAGCAGAACACAATAAAGATAGAATCTCTTCCCAGCACATAAGTCCAGATGGCAAAACGATGTATGGAATAACATTAAATACCAATACTTCTATTGTAGTATCAGAATTAAACAGCATAGCCGCTCTTCCTACTGAAAGTGACAGATTAGATGCTCTTGAAGAACATTTACCACATATATTTCACTCAGAATATGCTACCCATAGTATAATAAAAGATAAAATATTGGAAGGAATTCCAATTACATTAGGAATATTCGATGGATACAAATATAATTTACCTGGAAACCAGGGAATCCCCACTAAAGAACTAAAAGAGCCTGATAAGTACTCTCAATTTGTAAATGGCACTCTCAAAGAATTTTATTCTTTTTTAAGAACTGCAGATAGAGGAATAGAAAACTTTATATCTTTTTCAGATAAAAGTGCATTTATAAAAAACCAAGAAGAGGCTTTAATCAATTTTAAGTACTACTTATTAGATGAGATTATTACAGCAAAAGATTTAAAAGAAGGCGGGGCTGGTAAATATATTTCTTCTTATAGAGATATGTTTAAAAATAATGAAACTGGATTAAGAATTTTCAATGGAATAATTAAAGATTCCAGAGTAAGAAATGATATAAAAGCATATATCAATAAAGAAGATATTACAAGAGAAGATATAGAAGAGGCTCTTTTTGAAGAAGGGTCTGTTTTTTCAACTAGAGTTACCGATGATATTTTAGATTATTTTAAAAGAAGGGTAAAAATAGAAGGAGATAAATTACGGGCTTTGGGAATTTATGATATCACAACTAATTATGATGATTCTGTTACAGTAAAGATACCTGGGCTATCTGCAGATGCTTTAGAAGGTATAACTACAGGAAATAGAGAATCACAACTTTTAGTAATTGAAGAGGCCCTTAATAAATATGTATGGAATTCTACAGCTGCTTATATAGAGCAGACAAAAATATTCTTTGGAGACCTTCAATACTTTGGATCAGCAGACAATGTATTTAAAAGAGCTGCTATGTTTAATTCTACAAAAAAGATATCTGTAACAGGAAAAGACTTTGAGGCAGGAATGAATGTTCATTATCCCAGAAAGGATGGTAAAAAAACTAATAGAAGATATATTACAACAGTAATATTTGAAGATGTAGAGGTAGAATCCTCTTATTTGGAATATTTGGAGCAGATATTTACAGACGAGCTGCTGCAAAGAGCAAATTCAGAAGGGACCAAAGTATTTACTACTGATGGGAAAACTCTTAATGGAAAAGGTAAGATAATATTAAATAGTAAACTACTTCCTTACAGAGAAATGACAGAAGCAGATGGAATGGGATACATTTCTATGGATGAGTATAGAGAACTCAGGGTGATTGCAGGAGAATGGCTACCAGAGCACGAAAAGGTCTATCAAAAAATAATGGCGGGAGAAACCTTAAAAGTAAATGATGTCTATTACTTACAGCCTCTAAAAACTCAATATACAGGGCCTTTAATAGAAAGTTCCTTAACCGGAAATTTAGCTAAAGCAGGATTAAATGTACCTACAGGTTATAAGCATGCATTAATTCCTTTAATTCCTAGCATGTTTAAAAAAGGACATGTTATGAATAAATTAGCAGAGGAAATGCAAAAACCAGAAAATCAATGGGGAATAGCCCAGTTTAGAAGTGGAAATAAATTTGGAACTGCAGTAGATTCCAGCACAGGGGAAGCTAATTCCTTTTATAAGGAAACAGTAGTGGGCGGGAAGTCTTTATGGGAAATAAATACTAAAAATTTAACTACACAAACTATAGATTATAAATATTTTGGAGTCCAGCAAGAAATCTCTTCTAAGGTTAAAAGAGATGGGACCGTAGGTACTCAACAAAGAGTACTTATACAGTCTAATCTTTATGTAAATGGTAAAATAGCTCCCGGAGTTTCCCTGGAATTAGAGGAAGCAACAAAAAGATATGACAAAGTTCAGAGTATGATAATTGACAAAGAACTAAAGAATTTTATGGATAAAATGTCCATAACAAAAGTGCAAACTCCTTTTGGTGATGAGCTTAAAATAACTGACGGCACTAAATTTGTAGATTTCCTAATTAGAGAGGCAGAGAGTAGGAATTCCTCTGATAATGTTCTTGATTCTATTGTTGCCCTTAATATATTTGGACTTGATGGACAATCTCAAGGGGTAGATAAATTAGATACTATAATAGCACAGAATAAAATAGAAAATCTTTTAATGGCCCTGGTTAATAACAATATAATTAGGGAAATGAGAATAGGAGGATCGAAAGTTCAAGTAGCTTCTACAGGATTTGAATATACAGCCCGTAGTAAAAGTGGAAAATACTATGGGTCTAATGAGCTTGAATTTTACAGCGAAAAAGATGGGACTTTTCGTGCAATGGAGATAATGATACCAGCTCCTCATAGTTTACTTAAGCATTATGGGTCAGTAGATAATCTTAATAAAGCTTTAGAAGCTGGAGAATTAGATAACATTAAGCGTTTATTAGGGTACCGTATTCCTACTCAATTAATGAGTTCTATTGATTACTTAACAATTAAGAAATTTTTACCTACCGAAGCTGGAGATATAATAGTACTACCTACAGAAGTAGTAGCAAAATCAGGATCTGATTATGATATTGATAAGATGAGTATTTTTATGCTAGACTTCCATATTGTAAAAGGAAAAGTTGTTCCGATAACAGGAGAAGGATTAAGAGGATTGAAAAATGAAATGTTAGATCTCTCTTTGCAAATTATAGCTGATAGATATAATAGAAGTCAGCTCCTTTCTCCCATAAGTGATGCATTACTAATAGGACAATCTATTTCTCTTGTAAATGATGTTAGAGAATTAAAAGGTAAAGGAAAACAAGTTATTAGTTGGACTGAAGTAGCAGAGGGATTAACCAACATGGAAAGATATAAATATTTCATGGCTGGTAAAGGAGGAGTAGGCCAGGTAGCAGTTCACGAAGTAAATCATGTTACTACTCAAAAAGCTGGAGTATACATAAAAGACAATAAACTTACTTTATTTTTTGATCATAACGAAATTGAAATAAATGAGGCTAAATATCCTTCTCTAGCAGGTATAACTGATGTTACAGGGAATTGGGAAATATTGGATACATTATCTGCCTTTATGAATGCCTATGTAGATATAGCCAAAGATCCCTACATATTTGATTTAAATGCAGGAACTGAAGTAGCTAATACTATCTTTTATATGCTGAGATTAGGAGCAGATCCTCAATGGTTAGCTAGATTTGCTACCCAACCCTCTATCGAGAACTATATTACAGAAAGAGCTGTTCAAACTTCTGAGTTTAATAAAAGAACAGGGTCAGTAGAGAGTAGGTCAGATACATTTGAAAGAGTTATTGCCGAATTAAGAATTGGAAGTGGGGCTAGTCTTAGAACAGGATTTTCAGATACCATAGTATCTTCTCAAGAGAAAATAGAAAGTATATTAGTTGCTAATACTGATACTGTAACTTCTGGACAACAAGAAAATGAAATAGAAAGGTTAGAGAGTGATATAAGAAAGAGAAAAGAAATGTATAAAACTCCTTCCTTTGAGGAATTAGGAAAAATGGTAGGAAAAACTACTTTTAGTAGTACTGCAGAGAAAGATATGCAAATTCAAGTACTAGATAATTTCTTGGAATATAAAAGACAGTCCAAATACTTGCAAAAATTAATAAGGGCCACTTCTCCTTCTACAAGAGGAGTACGAAAAAATCTAAATGAATTGTCCTATTCTTTAAAAGAAAAAGAAGAGAGTTTAGAAACAGATAACTTCTTTGGTAATGTAGAGAAAATATTTGAAGAGGGCTTTAATGGGGCTTTTCAACGAGTATTAGATACCACCTATGAAACCTATTCTCCCCTAACCATTTCTCACTTAGAACATATCAGGCCTCACCTGGATAGAATGAAAACAGATATAGGGAAAGCCTGGGTAGGAAATCCTAGCCAGCAACAAAAGGTGAGAGAAGCCATAGACAGTGAATTTCAAAGATATGTTATACTAACAGCACATCTTAATGGGAAATCATTAGGAATAAATATAGCAAATAATTATAATAGACTATTTGAAAAAGAGAATTTAAAAAATACCATAAAACAACTACAATCTCTAAGAAAGACAGGTAATTTAAAGGACAATTTAGTTATAAAAAATCTTCTTCCTATTCTTGAGAATGAAAAGCAGGATAATATAAAGATGTTCAATAGTAGGTTAAGAACGGAAGAGGAAAATCAATATATTGAAGCTTTTGAAGAAATAGTGGAACAGGACCCTGCACTAGCAAGAGATTTGGCAATGATATCAATAATACAATCTGGTAAAGTAGCTTCTCCTATTTCTTTCACTAAAATAATTCCCAATCACTTATATAGATCGCTGACAAAAGAGGCCATTGATAGTATAGCAAAACAAGAATATATGCCTAATATGGGCCAGTTTGAAGATCAATTCTATAGAAATAATCCTCAATTAGTACCTTTAGCTACTAAAATGGGAGCAGGTTGGAAAATGTCTTATTCTCCCTACGATATAAGAGCTAAACTACTATATTTGAGGACTATAAATTATCAATCTGAGGACCCTTCTAATATGTTCACCCTAGTTAGAAGACAAGATAGTCTAACAGAAAGTGGAGAAGTAACTTTTGGAGAAGATATAACAAGAGACATTTTAGGAGATGGAAGATGGCTTCATGATTACAGGTCAGGAGATAATCTAACTCCGACAGGAATTACAAAAAAAGAAAAAGACGAGAATAAGAGAAAATGTCCTGAATAAACTAAGATAATATGGCAATTTGTCCCAATAAAAATTTAAAAGAGTGGAAGATCCTTGTTAAGAATCACGGAAGTGATCAAGCATTAGAGATCTGGATGAAGCTTAATAAAGATAAAAAAGAGAGTGAACCTGAGATATTTCCAGAAATACCTTTAGCAGAAAGAGATTCCTTTGTAGAAAATAAAGGAAGTACTCAAGAAGAGGTACTCAATAAACTAAACGAGACTAAAAAGGAAATATTAGAAGAAAAAGAACTAAAATGGGAAGTTCCTAAGAAAGGACATTCTCTTAGTAAAGTAAGAAAAGGATCAAAACTTGAAGTAGAAAGATATATAAGAGTAGTGCCTGAAACAGGAGAACGGAAAATAGTAACAGGGAGAGTTACTGATGTTCAAGATATATTATTTAGAAATAACAGGAGTAGACAAGAAGCAGATGAGATTAATAATAGGCCTAAAAATAAGATACTTGCCAGAAGAGGAACAGACCTGCATGCAGTGTCTCAGGATATAACAGAATCTCTAAAGAAAAAGGAGAAGCCTGTCAAACCTGATTGGCTAACCAATAGGGCATTTGAAACTCTAGAATATGGAGTTACAAAGGTAGCGAGAGATATAAAAGCTGTTCAAAATACCATAGATAGAGATGGTAATACTACTGTATTAACCGAAGTTTCTGTGTATGATCCTTATAAAGACAAGGCAGGATCCATAGATGTAGTTGCTATTTTTAGTGATGGAAGTGTAGCTATCTATGATTATAAATTTGTAAATTTTTATCAAGCAAATGGAAAGGTAATAGACTATGAAGATAAGTTGGACATGAAAGAAGAGTCCTGGGATATGCAGATAGGGGAATATAAAAGGATCTTAAGAGATGTATATGGAGTAGATTTAGTAAGAAGATCTAGAGTAATTCCTGCTAATGTACAATATAAATATGAACAGAGGGGAACAGGAGTTGAAATGACAGATACAGTTCATAAATTAGAAATGGGAAATGAGGAGTATACTGCCCCTGTTCCTTTAGCTGATGAACTCTCAGATGATAGAAAGCTTAATCGACTTTTAGAAAAGCTTTTTGTTCTTTCCAAAAATTTAAAAACTGCCACTAAAGGATCTAGAAATAGAATGGCAGCAATAGCCAGTAAAAGAAGGGTACAAGAAGCTATTAAAGCAATACAGCTAAAAAAAGATTTTACCTTTCTAGTTAATGAAATAAATGCAATAAATACTGAAATACAAACAGGAGTATCTATAAATGATATGAATGATCCTCTTTATTTAAGTGCTCCTCAATTAAAATTCTACAAAGATTCTTTATCAGTATACAAAACTCTTTCTGAAACTTCTAAAAATGCTATATTAAATAACAAAGAATTAACAGATAAAGAAAAAGAAGAATTAATTAATGCTGCAAATAATGCGGCAGGAGTAGCTACTCTGGCCATTGAGCTTTTATACGACAAGCAAAAAGAAAGAGTATCTGCGGAGGCAGAGAAAAAAGGCATCAAAAATATATTTTCCCTACAAAAAGAAACCAGTGGAGGATTTTTAGTTACTGGAAATAAAGGAAAATATTTTAGTGACTGGACTCATCCTATATTTAGATTGGCTAAGAAAGAAATTGATACTGAGGTAATTGATTTTACTCGGCATAAAGTTCAAGAAGTAGAGGAGAATTTAGGGAGGCTGACTAATAATTTAATGAAATGGGGAAAAGCAAATGGATATAAAGGATTAGATGTATACAATCCATTAATAAATCCTAAAACTAGTAATCTAGTAACAGAATTTACACCTGAACTTTGGGAGAAAAGAAACGAAGCCATAGAGCAGAAAGACATTACCTGGTTAAAAAATAACTTCCATCAATCTAAAGAAAATAAAGAAGAATACGATAAGGCTAAAAAAAATCAAGTAAGATGGATAAATCAAGCTCATAGGAATAAAAGTGAAGATTGGAGAAAAAAAGCTCTTAAATGGTGGGAAATAAAAAATAACCCTGAGCACGAAGAAGCGTGGTATAATCCATATACAAGATTGACACTTACAAATCCTGATAAGTGGAGATCTTCTGAATATAATTTCATAGTAAAAAATAAACCATTAAAAGAGTACTATGATTATTATTCTACTTTAATGAAAGAACTTAGTGCCATTTTTCCTGATAAAAACTTAAAAAAGAATTTTGTACCCTGGATTCATAAAAATATGGTTGATACTCTTGCAGAAAATGGAATGAATGCAGGCCTATTTAAAGGAGGGGCAATTGGAGCTACTATAGGGACACTTGCTCTCCCAGGGGCCGGAACATTATTAGGAGGAGCAATAGGGTCATTTTTAGGCAGTAAAGGAAATGTAGAAAGTTTTTTACAATCACTAGAAGTAAGAGAGGATGACATGACTTTTGGGATGACTAATACTCTTACTGGAGAAAAAGAACCTAGTATTCCTATCTTATACACAAACCCATTAACTGATAAAACAGGAGCAGTAAATAAAAATTTAAAGTCTAAAGATCTCTCTAAAAGCCTCGCAGTATTCGCTAATATGGCGTATAACTACCAAGGAGTATCTAAAATAGAAGATATAATGCTGACTTTAAAAGAGGTACTTTCTAAGCAAGATCAGATCCTAGTAAACGACTATGGTAAAGTAATAGAGTTTGAGGGTCAAATTAAGAGAGGGAAACCGAAAGTAGATAAAACACTGGAAAGTTTTGACATGTACTTAAAAGATTACATCTATGGGGTTAATATACAGAGTAATGATTTTGTGCGTAAAATAGGAAGTAAAAATTATAGCGGAACTAAGATAGTAAAAGAAACCATGAGATTCTTTGGGCTAAAAACTTTAGGATTAAGTATAGCATCAGGATTTGGGGCTTTTGTAGGAGCAACTGCAAATATGTACATGGCAGCAGAAAAGAAATTTTGGTTTGATAGAAAACAAATTAATGCTGCTAAGAGAGCTTTTCTTCACGGAGATGGTAAAGCTCACGCCTTTTTTGAGCTTTTAGAGTCTACTCATGAGGATGTTAGAGCACGAAAAGCAGATTATCTTTCTGTAAGTAGAATGTCAAAAACATTTAGTAATCATCACGCTTACATACTTCTAACAAAAGCGGATAGAAACATAGATGCAAATGTGACTGTAGGAATGATGATGAATTATGGATTAGATCCTAATTATCAAGGAAAACCCAGAATAAGAAGACTAAAATTAATACATAAAAAAAATAAAAAAGCAAAGTCTTTATGGGAAATGGGGAAAATGGATAAAAATAAAAATGCAGTAATGCCTAAAGAAATTACTACAGAATTATTAGATCAATTTAGAAGAGAAGTAATGTATGCTGCCTCCACAATTAAAGGGCAATATTCTACAGAAGATAAAATGCTAGCCAATTTAACTCTTGAAGGGCAAGCTATTATGCAATTTAAAAACTGGATGCCCAGGCTTATATCAGAAAGATTTAGGACAGCAAGATATTTAGAAGATTTTGAAGCAATAGAATTAGGTAGATTCAGAGTAATAATGGGAGAACTCCTTAAAAAAGGAACTTTACCTGCCCTAAAAGCCTTTATGGGTATGTTTTCAGAAATAGCAAGTATGGGACTATTTAAGCATACTTTATCTGGAGAAGCCAGTAAAAGATATTTTGAAGAATTTCTTGCTAATAATCCTGACATACAACAACAAATAAGTAGAAAAGAACTAGACTATAATGAATTTTTCGAGCAATATAAAGAACAAAGAGTAGGGCAGATGAGAGCATTTGCAATGGAATTAAGAATGTACTTAATGATAGTTTCTGCAATGGCTATTGCAGGAGGAGATTGGGATGATGATGGAAAAGCTCTTTACAAAGATATACCAGGAGGAGAACAGGCTTTAAAACTTATGAAAAAAGCATCCATGGAATTAGGGTTTCTATTCAGACCTTCAGAAGCAAAATATCTGATATCTAACCCTATCCCTGTTATAAAAATATTATTTGAGTTAGAAAACCTAATAGAAAATAGTTTAGATGAAACCAGGGACTGGATAATGCAAGATGATTATAAAGGATTTATTTTCATGGAAAAAGATTCCTATGATAGAAGCCCTCCTTTTAAATACACTTCTAAATTTATACCAGTATGGAAACCTGCTGCAGAGTTCTTTGATTTCTTTGAACCTTCTGGGGAAGTAAAAGGAAAAACAAAACTAGAAGCAGTATTCGGAAAAGAACAATAAATTGATAAAAATCTACGGCAAAAGGGGGGACTACAAATAGTCCACCCTTTTACCACTTTATTTCATACATAGATTCATCCTTTGCTATCCCTACTTCTTTTAACACTAAATTACATTTGCTAAAATGCTTATTGCCAAAAAATCCCCGACCTGCGGAAAGGGGGGAGGGGTGAGGGGAAACCAGAATAAAATTTGTCTCTCTGCTGATACACTCTAAGTAACCCTTAGCATGACTGCCCCACAAAAGGTAAACTATAGCTGGAATTTCATCAGATATCCTTTTTAGGACTTCTTTAGTAAATCCATCCCATAATTTAGAATGACTACCTGGATTACTCTTTTCTACAGTTAATGCAGTATTAAGTAATAACACTCCTTGCTGGGCCCATCTGTCTAAATTAGGACTCTGGTCCAATTTAAGGCCATCATAGACATCATTCTCTACTTCCTTGAAGATATTCCTCAAAGACGGAGAAAAGGTCGTAGAATCGCTCCTATTGCTAAATGCAAGGCCTGTAGCACTTCCATCATGGTAAGGATCCTGTCCCAGAATAACAACTTTTAGTTCTTCTAAAGGACATAACTCAAATGCTCTAAATATATCTTCCTTGTCTGGATAATACTTCTTCTTACTACCAATAAGGGCTCTCCCTATATCCTTAAAGCGATCAGAGATAAGAATATCTTCTAACAAAGTATACCATCCATTACCGAATTTTCTTTTTAAATTTTCATTAGTACTTATTTTCATCTGCATTTATTGCCTTTATAACATCAGGGGCATCATCAACAGTGCAGTTTCTTACAGTGTTTAAGATATTATTAATCTTAGTTCTACAAAAAATAGCACAGTTTTTAGCTTGTACTTTCTGTACCCTAGAGCACATAGTTGCATTAAATGCCCCAGAACTAGGTTCATTACTAATATCATCTATTGCACCCTCATATGATTCCTGCAATAATGATAGAAATTGTTCTTCAAGTGTCTTCATTGTGAATTATATAAATTTAAGGGTAATGCCTGTGTATTTATTCCTATAATTTTACATACAGGCTTATATCCTTCTATTAAAAATTGATTCCACTTCCTTCCTCCTCCACTTTGGGGAGTACTAGAAGTTAAAGCCACCTCTCCTGTGTCTTGATTATACATTAAAATTTTGCCTGACTTTCCAAACATATTTATTATATTTGTTAGTTTATCCCTTATTTGGTGCCCTTATCTCTTCGGAGATGAGGGCTCTTTTATTAAAAAACAAGAGGGAAAACTAAGCTTTATCCTCGTAAGATCAGCTATGCGTCCATAGCAACTGTTCGTTTTCCTCTCCTGCTTGTTAATATGTAGCTCAGGGATCCACAGAGCACCTGTCTAGAATCCATGTATCCATGGTAGTTTTACTGTCTGCATTCAGCTACAATTTTTTTAAACCTTAAGATCCCAACTCATTTTCATGGCATCTTTTACTCTCATATCATTCCTATAACATTCCTCGTCCATATTTAATACAGATGAAGCCTCTTGATCCCTAGGAATTTTTACATTTAAATTTTCTTCCAAGTTTTCATAAGCCTTTTCTCTCCGATGAAGAACATCCATAATAGGATGATTATCGTGAAGAGCATGAAATGTTTTTAATTGTTGTTTATATTCAAGGCTCATTTTTGAAAATTTAGATTCTTTATATAATTTAAAGTCTTCTAAATGTTCTTTAGGGACCTTAAATACCATCATAACATGAAGTTTATCCTTATCTTCTGTTAATTCGTGATGTGGAATAGTCTGAATCATATCTTCAAATTCTAAAAACCACCTTTCTCCTGTAAATCCATATAACAGGAAAAGATGTTTATCTAAATAAGGATAATCTTCATCTCCAATAAATACATTTTTCAATTGTCGCTGACTACCCTTTAATCCTGGAACTACATCCATTAGCATAGGTAATACATAAGAATAACTTTTTGTCTTCTTAATTTTCTCTGATGTCATTTTTCATAGTATCTAAAATTACTATTCCGTTATTTTCATGGACTTCTCTAGGAAAATCCCAATTTCCAGTTTTCTCGTGATAATTAAGATCTTCAATCAAATTTCTATATCCTTTTATTTGATTACCAAATTGATCTACTCCTCCATTCTCTCCAATCTCAAGATCCTTATCACTACATTTAAATAACATAGGGGGATTCATTCCTATTGTTTCTACTACTAGGAATTTAAAATTTTCTACCGTATAGTCAATTAAATCAGATTCATTATTTTTCCAAAAAGTTACAGCATCTGTATAGAAAGAAGCTTGAAGATAATATTTCCATTTCATAAAAGCACTTCTAAAATTTAAAACACTTTTTCCAGTTGTTTTTAAATCTATGGGAAATATATTTTTATTCTTATGGTCAATAACAATAATATCTAGAAGAGATTTACATGCTTGTCCTTTAGTTTCCCAATAGATAGGATATTGATATAAAATATCCATACCTTCTATTGGTTTTTCAAAATACTGTTTAGTGAATTCTCCGTCTTTTACAGCATTAACAGCTCTTTGAATTTGTTCATACTCTTCATAAGATAAAATAGTCTTTCCTCTAGCATCTTTAAGACCTTCATAATATTCTCTCCCCTCTGCTTCATACTTTTCTTTGACCTTTTCTGGCTTTAATTTATACCCTGATTCCAGGTAAGCTTTTCCATGATCTTCAGTTTCAAATAATTTCTCTACATATTTTACCATCATATCAGATGGGGCCTTTTTGAGAGACATTACATAAAATTCAATATGAAAATCATCCGGAGTAGTTAATAAACAATCTACAGCAGATCCTTTTCTAAATGCAGGAATATTCCCAATGTCATCTCTTGCAATATAATTTTGAGGACTTACTGCTAAAGCAGATAATGAAGAATAGTTAATTGCTTCTTTCTTTCTGTATTCTTTTACAATATTTATAGTATTAGTTGTCATTTTTTTAAATTAAAAGATTAATAATTTATAAAGAGGAAAAAGAGCCTTTATCAGCAGTTCAAGGCCTCACTGATATTAGCTCTTTTCCTCATCTCCTGACTATAACCAAGAATTATCTTGACCATTAGTCTCAACTGGATCCGCTTCTACTTCTTCAGTTTTCACTTCCTCAGCTGCATTGTCATTAATGTCTTTTAATGTCTCTGTATCAGGAGTGGATACTTCTTCAGTATTTTCATCTTCCTGAGATGTTTCTTGTTCTAAATTATCAACAACAGTAAATTCTTTATCTTCTGTATCAATAATAGTATCATCTAATACTACAAAAGCCGGAGCTTTCTTTACTATTGTCTTTCTGCCTTTTAGTTTTTCATGTTTAAATAATTCAAATATTTGAGATTTATTAAGATCATACTTTTCTTGTATACTTCCTATACTAGCGTCATAATTTTTCTCACCTTTAGTTCTTGTATATCCCTCTTTTAGATATTGAAGAATGTCACTAATTTTAATTTCGATTGTTTCAGATTTTTTACTCATTTTAAATTTGATTTTATATTATTAATAGATTCTATTGAACAATCCATAAGCCACTTTCTATAGTCTCTTATGTTATTTAATTTTGGAGGAGTATAATTTTTAAATAGTTCCTTAAAACTCTCCTTTTCTATTACAGGAACTCCAGCATCATACATAGGAATTAGAAATTGCTTTCTCATATAAGGTCTCAGGCCTCTCCACCTGCTCCTTGGAATATCAAATTCAGGATGTATCCAAATTTGTACTACTCTACGGTCTATTTCCTTACCTAATGCTATAGCCCATCTTATATATTCCATGTATTTAGGCTTAGTTACTAAACAAATTAAAGGATTTATATCTGCATTTCCAGATGGTGTATATGAAACATCTGCTAAGAAATAAGAACCTACTAAATACTTTATAACATTACCATTAATCCATGTTCTAGTATGATGAAGTGCCCAACCACTTCCTCCTATAAAATGTCCTACTAGCTCTTTATATCTCCAATATTGAGGCCACCCATAACCATTGGTCAAATGACTTTCAGGTAATCCATAATCCATAGAAGACTCTATACTATCTTTAAATTCTTTTTTTACATCTTCTATTGCATTAATAACTAACATTCCCAGATCTTCGTCAGGTACTGTAGAAACATCTACTCTGTAATGATGACTTCTAGGTTTGTTTTTACTAAAATAGTCACTCATTTGAGAATGTAAAGAATACCTTAATAGAGTTCCAAGAAGTCCGTCAAGTCTTTTATCAACTCCTTCTTCTCCTTCTATAGGTCCATATCTTCTGACAACAAAGTTTTTATCCCCTAAAATATCTATTCTATCTTCTAGGCCCCTATAATGAGTATGCCACGAATTTGAAGGCCTCCAGGGAGTCATTCTATTAGCTGCAAATACAGGAATAATTTCTTTACTATCATCTCCTATATAAGAAGAAGATTCTATAAATTTATTATCTCTCCATTCAGATCTTCCCCCATATAGTCCATCACTATGCCTGTGTGTAGCCCATTCCTCACGTGCTATATCTACATTTATCATAATTTAATAGTATTAGTTAAAGTTGGAAGATCATAATACATTTTAAATGGAACTTCTCTAAAGTCTCCCTTATCTTTAAAGTTAGCTACATAATTATTAAACACAGATACCATATATCCTGCAATCATAGCTCCACAATGAGAAGTAGCTTTCATGGAACATCTCTCTTCTTCCACTTCGCCATCCTCAAATAACTGCTCAGTTCTATATCTCTCTATGTTTTTAGGAACTACTGCAATTACTTGAAAATTTTCAGCAAGCATTCTACCATCTATAAATATCTGTTTGTTAGGCACTTCACACCACCTATCAAACATTAATTTTCTAGATGCCATATTATCAAAGCAAGCAAAAACAGCAGGACCTGATAAAGATCCTTCTTCGTACTTTCCCATTGATTCTATGGTATTTCCTGTAAAATCATAGACATGAGATGAAGTGGCTTCTGCTTTTTGCTGCCCTATATTTCCTGAACTATACAATTGCCCTCCTAAATTAGTTTCATCTATAACATCATTATCATATAAGAAAATATTACATTCTTGTCTTCCTAGAAAGAAGCATAGCCAGGATCCTATTCCTCCGGCTCCTCCTACTATTACATCTATCCCAGGATGATACCAAGAAGCATCAGAAAATCTGACACTTCTTGGATTTATTACTGTTTTTTTCATAATTACTTATTTTACCATTTATTTGACTCTTTATACCAGCTTTTATTTCCATCATTTCCAGCTAATGGATCTCCAGCTATTTGATATTCACACAACATATTACAAATTTCATCTATAAAATGACATCTCTGATAAGAATTAGGCCCATAAGTACTTGAAGTCCATTCTTCCAGTACTGAAATAGAATCATCCACTATTTCATCACGAGAGCTCATTGGAACTACCATAGCTGATAATATAGTATCAACATTATCTTCCATATAAGTCATATACAAATCTTTATCAGTCATTGTCATATTCTCATACTTCTTTGTATATTCTTTAACTGTCTCCTCCAAAAGAGCGTGAGAAGCATAAGATGGATGCTCAGGTTCTATACGAAGTAATTTTATTAAAAATCCTCTTACCGTAATAGTATAATCAGCTTTTTTATCATACCCATTCTCCCATAAATCTAATTGTTTAGTAGATCTTCTTGCAGAAGGATTTACTGAATACCCATTATTATAGCCAGAATTTCCATTAGATTTAGACCAGCCATAACTAGAATAAGAACTTTTTTCCTTTGCTTGTCGTTTCTTTAGTTTTAACAATTCATTAATAAATGAAGGATCTGGTTCAACCTCAGGAATTTTAATATCTAATGCTACAGTATATACTATGGTCTCCTCTCTCTGCTGCTTATGTTCTTGAACAGTTTTTTTAGAAGATTTTAATCCTGTATATTCTAAAACACTATTTTCTTTAACACTTCTAAGTCCTCTTATACACATTTTAGCACAATACTTTCCCTCAAAATTGACTATTAGAGATAAATAATAAGCGTGATTGTCTATATTATCTCTTAATTCTTGTAAATCTGTTCCTGAAAAGTAAGCTTTCATATTATGATGAGTATGAATATGTCCCAATCTCCACTCTTCTTTTAGTGCATCAGGATAAAAATCATACATATCTAAAGTATTTTCATCATAGTCATATTCTGTATAACCAGGACTACCTATATCCATAGGAAACATTCCTTTAGCTGTAATTTGTAATTTAGTAGGATCAGAAATGTCTCCTTTATCTATTGTATATAACAATACTCCAGACCATTCTGTACTACCTGCAAATGAATGAAATGTATCTATTTGCGTTTTTAATTCCGGACTTAAGTGCAAAACACCCTCCTTTTTACTCTCTATTATAGGGTAATCAATTACCGCTCTTGTTTCTTTCTTATTATAATTCATACTCCGTATTTTTTAATAAAATAATGATTAGTTTTTTTAATTAATTTGCCAGCTACATACTTAGTTAAATCAGGATGAGCTACTTCTAATAATTGAGACTCTGAATAATCCTCATTCAGTGCTATTACTTTAAAGAATATCTCTTCTCCTTTAAAAGTAAGAATGGATTTTTTACTTCCTTTTTCATTTCCCTCTTCAATCCATTCTAAAATAGAACTTCTAGAAACATCTCCGTGAAGATATTCTCCCGCTGATGTTTTCTTTATTTTAGTAATCCCCTTTATTTCACTAATAATAGGCTCTAGAAGAAAATTTTCAACTTTAAACCGTTTATTAATATTATCAAATTTCAAAGGAAACTTTTCAAGAGCTTCAACTATTATCTTGTATTCTTTATGCTTTTGGCTCCTCTGCAGATACACATGTAAATCTCCAATAGCAATATTCTCTATTCTCATATAAGGACCTCCCTGTAAGGACTCCCATCTTACATAAGCATCTAATTGATATAATAGTAATTCAAATGCTTCTTGAGTAAACTCGTGCCCTTTCATTGCCCATTCAGTATTTGCCTGGGCAAACTCTCCACTCCCTAAACAAAAAGGATTCCAGAGAGGACCTGAAGTATAAGATGATGAAGGTAAATGAGAGTGAGCATAGCCGCATTTATATTCTACATAACTTAAAAGACCTCTTATTCCTTTTAAGTTATCTTTTATAGTAAATCCTTTATTAAAAGTCCATTTAACATACAAATCATTAATTTCATGTCTTGCCTCTTTACCATTAGTAATTTCAATTTTAGGAAATTTAATAATTAATGTATAGACAGTTGCACCTTTAGATGGGAGTATTAAATCCCATTTATACGGAAATATAGCTTGTAAAGATTCTTCAACTTTCTTTAATATAACTCTATCTTGCTTTTGATCCTCTTCTCGTGATAGTTTTACCTTCTGTTCATACTGAGCAATTTCCTCTTTAGGCAATAATTGAAAGTTATGTCGAGCTTCACTATCATTAATTGTAAGAGATTTTCCATTTTCTATACTATACACTTCTATATTATTAAAAGTATTACCAGGTCTATATGTCCAATCTTTTTCTACTATATAGACTCCAGCATATTCTCCTTCTTTTAAGTGTATGTATTCATCCTTGGAAAATGTCTTTTTTTGTTTTATTTCCAGTATTGTCATTTTTTCTATTTAATAAAAAAAGAGGAGCCCTTAAGAACTCCTCTTTCTATAATTATACAATTACATACTTAACTCTTCTGCTAATTCAGCAGCTTCTAATGCAAGTTTTTGATCTGCTTTAGACAATTCCTTAGCTTTGCTAGGACGAAGACTATCCATTAATTCAGAAAATTCTTGTTTATATCCTTCAACTTGTGCTATTACTGGATCATTTACTGTAGTATCCCATTCAGCTTCTTTTACTTTTCTTACTTTTACAGTTCTTCCAGATCTAACTTTTTCTGGATATAAAAACAAAGTGAAATCCTGATCAGGAAGTTTAGCTCCACCACTTTCAAGAGTATTCCTAGTTTCTCTAATAACAGCTCTTGTATTACCTACATTAGATAATTCCTTCTTTAACTCTCCCCAGGTCTTTGCAGAAGTCTCTATAGTCTGAGTTGCTCTCTCTTGCGTAGACCATATAGTTACCTTTCGTGTTTCCGTATTAGTTTCAGTTGTCTTTTTATTTACTGCTACTTTTTTAGTTTTTGTAGTCATCTTAATTTAAATTAATAAATGTTAATAATTGATTGATTATCTAGATATTCTTGATATGTTTCCATAAATAAACTATAAGCGTATTCAACCTTGTTAAGATACCCCAACTCTCCTCGGGTTATGATAACATCTTCTTTTAGTCCATTTATACTTATTTCAAGAACATTGTATTTAGCTTCATCTAATTTATCTTCTAATAGTCCTCTCATTCCATCAGGGTCCCCTACAATTGCAGGGACGATAGATATATCAAGTAAAGCGTCTGTTAATTTTTGATTATATTCCATATTATCAGATTATAAGTTACGAATTTTACTTTAAAATTCCTATAACTACACCTGGTTTTTCCTTAGAATAATCATAAGGTTCAAATACTGGAATAATCTCATCGGCATTGTCATCATCTAACCACCCATAAGTGACCATTAAATCCAATACTGTCTGTAATGGATTAGGATAATCAAACTTATGTTTAGATCCTCTAATAAACTTAAATGATATTCTGTAGGGTTTTTCTATGCCTTTTAAATGTTCTTTAAAAATGTCTGTATAGCTTGTATATGTCTTCTTAGAATGGCGAACATACCTCTGTGCAGCTTTGGACCACACAAAGAAAGTTCTACCATTATTTATTATCATCTGTTTACTATTCTTAGATGATGGCATATTGCCTGGTATGAAAATTGTCTTAGCCATATTCTTCTACTAATTTCAAAATCATATTCTTCAAATTCTCCCCTCCATACTTCAAATAGTAATCTGAAGCATCTTTAGGGCAATCTAAAGCATTATGAATGTACCTTATCTTGTATAATTCAGAATGTAATTTAGCAGCAGTTATTCCTGGAGGATCATTATCATAGTAAAGTATGATCTTATCCCACAATTGCTGCAGTTTTGCAATAGTATCTAAAGATATTACAGTATTCTCTGATTGAGGAGCTATGGCATTAAATCCTAAAGAAGTTAATACCATAACATCTTTCAATGACTTTGTCATAAACAAAGTATTCCCATAATCAGGTAATTGTTCATATCCTTGTATTGTAGATGCATTTGCATTTGTAATCCATTTCCATTCTTCACTAAATGGCCTCAGTATTTTATACTTATAATTTCCAAAGGCATAACTAAATGCTACTTCTCTCTTTGGAATAGTTATAAGAGAGATATTAATATAATAATGCGAAATTTGTTTTACTTTGTAAAGATCTAGAATGTCCTTATCTATTCCATAAGAGTCCCAATAGGACTTTCCAGCAATATTAAAAGGAATTGATACTATTCTTATTTTAGTATCTGTATATTTAGGTTGAGCCCTGAGGTGCTCTCCCATCATTCTCATTGTCTTATCTTTCTCTACTTCTCCAGAGTGTAGTCCCAGATTAAAATCATTTGAAATCACTTTTAAACATTCATATAATGTAAGACCATATTTTTGTTGTAAATACTTAAAACAATCATAATTTTCTCCAGTGGCCCAGTCCCTATAGACTGCTTTCCCACTGCTTAATACCTTTATACTACATGATGGATGTTTATCTACTCTTATTTCCGAACAAAACTTCTTACCTGGTACTTCAAATTTCTCTATATAATATTTAAAGATGTCATATTCAGTTACCTTTTTTAGAACATTTTCAATATTTAATATTTCGTATCCTTTGGTATTATACATATTAATATCGTATGTTAAAGAGACAAAAAAGGGAGATTACTCTCCCTAATTCGTCCTTTCACCATTTGCCTCAGTTGACTAACTCCAAGGATCGTCACTGCTGCTAGATACTGCTGCAGTAGCAGTACCATTACTTGAAGGGACCTCAGAGTCCGCAACAGGTAATTTCTTCATATCATACTTATTAGTAGGATCAAACTTCAATTTAGAAGGATTTGTATCTAAAGCTTCCACAAATCCATATCCTGCAAGACCTGCTTTTGTCCAATTTGGCTTTTTATTTCCTTCATCATCATTTTTGCCCAGAATCTCTTCCCCTGCAAATTTCCATCTAGCTACTTTACCAGAAAATATAGGAGCTAATGTCTTAATATATTCTTCTGCATTTTTAGCAGTAATATTATCTAGACCATCTCTTACTCCTAATTTATCTGCCATAATAACTAGCCTATCTTTAGTGAAAGTCCAAGCTTTATCGCTTAACCACCAAGTAGTTTCTGCAATTTGACCTACTCCTCCAAGATCCTCAGATGGGCGACCTTCATGGGTAATTTTCATTCCAGGAGTTCCTGAAGCTGCTTCAAAATACTCTATTTTCTGGATTTTTGCCTCATGAATGCCAGGAGACAGATAATTGGATACCATGCTTTTCTCTTCCACGGTATGCCCTGCTGTTGTAAAACTCATAATTATTTAGTTTTAAATTGATTATTAATTAATTAGCTATAATATTTATCCATTGTTTTGGATATAAATCCTAAATCATTAGGGATATATAAGTCCTTAAACATATCCATTGGGGATTTAGAAGGGTAATGCCCATTGTTATTAGTAATAAGTCTATACTCCATAGTACCATTCTCTTTTTTATTTACATCTGTATATAACAGAATAGAGAATAAGCCCGCAGGATTAATCTTATCATCTAACAATTTTCCTATCGTCTTTATCTTGATGACAGGAGCTGCCCCAAACTCTCCAGGTTGGGTATCACTATGAGTAAGTATAAATACTTTAATATCCTCTCTCAGGGATTTACTCTTATTTAAAATAGACCAAGCATTCTTACCTATTTCCGTGAATTTTTCAAAGCCCTTTTCTGATGACCTTCTCATGAACTCATTACTCATGGTATATTGCCAATCATCTAAGACTATATTTTTAAGATCAGGCCTGTTATCTGACACATGCATCATACATTTTATGATTTCATTAGCTATATCTGATACAAAGAAATTACCCTTATCTCCTTTAAATGGGGTATAATTCTTTTTCCAGCCTTTAATAGGCAATGGTTTACCTATGCAACTTACGATAAGAGTTTCTTTAGGATCTAATGTCCTAATAGATGTGGACTTACCTGTTCCACTTTCTCCTACAATTCCTATTAATTCACTCATTTTTTATGATTTTTTATTATTAACTTCAATTACTTTATTATACAAAGAAGGATCTTCTTTGAATTGTTTTGCAAGAGGAATTTCTTGAAAATGTCCTACTTCTCCTATAAACTGTAGTCCTATTCTCATATCAGCAGCTCCATCTCTATTCTTTAATATGGACAAACTCCTGAATCTATCTTTTAATTTAATAATGTCATATCCTCTAAAATTCTCTATCTCATACTTTCGTGGAGAGAATAGAGATATGACTACATTAGCATCTTGCTGGGTATTACCGCTATCTTTAAAATCTGATAATTGAGGTTCTACCCTGTCAAGTTTAAATCTATCAGTTTGGCTCAATCCTCTTCCTAATTGTTGAACCACTACTGGGATAAAATTGAAGTTATTTCTCATAGGAATAAGATACTCACTCATTTTATCTATATTGTCTTTTTGATGAAATCCTCTTTCTCTTTTCATCAATGCAATATGATCTATAATTACTATTACATATTCATCGGGGTTATAAGGAATATATTTATCAAATACTCTGATCATCTTCCCTCCCCCGGAGTCTACTGAACCATAAATAACATCACCATTTTCTCTAGCATAATTATTCATGAATTTATGTACACCTGTTGGATTTTCTGCAGCATCTATTATAGTAAGACAATCTTCTAATCCACAAAAATAATCCCTTGTAGAAGTAACTGCCTTATAGACTTCATCACTAATTCTATTTTTACCTCTAGACAAAACAAAATTAATATCTGTTAATATATTATAATCCAAATATAATTTTCTACAAATAGCTTTTGTAATCTTGATAGTCTTATCAATCTCTAAAGACCAATAGAATACTTTAAGCTTTAACCCACAATCTGGATGCCCTTTTACCCAATCATAAGGATTGTATAAAAAACACGAATCTGTAAAAGCTGTCTTACCACTTCCAGTCTCTCCCCCTATCAAATAGTAAGTTCCCTGTTGAATTCCGGGAATATATTCCACAAGCCTCTCAAAGCCCATGGGTAATCCTTTATTGAGGCCTTTTTGACCTCTTTCTATTTTCTCTATTACATCACTAAATATCATCTGTCAAAGTATTTACTCTTTGATCAGACACTGTCTCAGTACTATCTAACTGTTCAATGTAATTTTCTAATAAAGATCCTCCATCTTTCTCAATAAAATAATCTGCAATTCTCATATACGCATACCTAACTCTCTTTTTTTCCTCTATATAGAGTTCTGTAGCTTTAAATATTTGATCTTTAGTTACTTTCTTGTTATTCTTAATGAATTTCTTCATCTTCTTTATACATCCTCCTCTTGTACCCCGGACAGAATATCCTGCAGTCTTTACACCTTTAGGGAATAAGTTTCTCCAGTCATCTACCCAATCAAGTATTATATCAGTAGTAGGGGGTTTAATGGTAACAGATCTTTTGTTATTAACAATATCTGAACCTTTTTTTCTTATATAGATTTTCTCTCCAATCTTTATAAACCCCGCTTTTTCCATTTTCTTGTAATCTGTTACTAGATCCACACTATAAATTTGGCCTTTATCCAAATAATAGAGGAATACATACTCGTCTGGCGTGAGATTATTATCCACCAGCAGATTAATATCTACTTCCATTTGTCATGATTTTTATGATTACTAACTAAATTTGCCTCGGGAACAAGACTACTAAATTACAAAAATTATTTCCTAATTCATAGTATTATTCCCATGTATCTCTCCCATACATTTGTTGGAGTAAATAAATTTCATCATTTCCTTTCTTCAATTCATCATATTCCTTTATCATTCTTTCAATAATAATGTCGTTTCTGCCTTTTATGGTTATTTTAATCTGGGCTTTCTGTATATTTTTTTTCTTCCCCATTAGAATGTATTCTTAAATATCTGTTAATAATTGCTATTTCTTGCTCTAATTCCCCCCTTTTATCTTCTAAAAATTTTCTAAAAGGGAGTTCCTCATTAATACTTATTTCTACCTTTAATTTTGAATAACATTTTCGCAATTTTTTATCCCGATTTATGTATTCATTTAAACTTATATTACCTTTATTGGAGTCTACTAAATGCAGACTAACAGAAGAATGGCTACTATAGTTTAAATACCTTGCAAGATTAACCAAAGTTACCTTATTAGGTGATCTTAATTTTCTCTGCAGGGTATTATAAACATAGAGAACGAGAGCTATAAATACCTTTCTGGTATCTACATACTCTCGTAATCTACTTTTACTTATTACAGGGAGTCCTAATTCCCTTTCCACTTTTCTTCTGATAACTGTCAAATCTCTCCTTATTGGAGCTGATATTTTAACTCCTTTACTGTGGAATTTCATATTACATAATTTTAGTCAAACAATCCTTTACATCTTTACATCTAATAATATTAAGACTATCCTCATTAAGAGTTTCAGTCATTCTTTTATACCAAACCTCTTCTTGAGTACTGGCAGTGACTAAAATAAATATTCTTCCTATTTCCCCATTATTTCTTAATCTTCCGATTCTTTGAATTAAATCTTTTTCTTTAGAATAATAAGACATAATCACACAATTGTCTAAATCCTTCAAGTTAGCTCCTTGCTTTAATTTCTTAAACGCAGCTATGAGATCTAATTCACCATTATCAAAGTCTTCTCTAATCTTTTTATTCTCTTTATCTGTATGATGAGAACTTATAACATTAGGAGTTACTTTTTCTAACGCCTCTAAAGAATTACCAAATAATATAGTTCTTCCTGAAATACCATCAAGTAATTCTTTAATGGCATCTACTTTACTAGAAAGATTGTATAATAATTTAGCCCTAGCAGCAGAAGCTACATGTATCCTTCTCTCCCTGACATCTAATGGAGCATTTGTTGCTTTTCTAAACATCATATCTTTATAAGCATATGCTCCAAATTCAGTTTGATACCACTTCTTTTTATCATTTCCTGCTACTACATTTTTAACATAGATATCTAATTCATGGTTAATTACATAGATATCTAAGGGCCTAGCAGTTCCATCTGCTTGCCCCTCATTAATATCATAAGTATAACATACAGGAGCAATTTTTTTTAATAATTCTCCTTTAGTTACCTTGATATCGTTTACTTCTTCAACTATAGCTCTCTCATCTATAGTTGCGGATAATCCCATAATACTATCGTACTTATTATTACGATAAAATCTAGAATATACTGGAGTTAAAGAATCATGAATTTCATCAGCTATTACCAGGTCCCATTTGGTCCCTTTCCATTTATAAGCCGATTGATAACAAGAAAATGTTATCTCCCATTCTTCTACTCCCCATTTTTCCTGTTCTCTCTCTAATTCTAATTCTCTGTCTTTAACCTCTGCTAAAAACAGAATCTTAGAGTCTTTAGGTAATAATTTAATAGCTGCCATAGCTATTTTGGTCTTACCTAAACCTGTAATTACTTCAATAGTACCTTTTTGACCAGACTTGATCCAGGCATTTAAAGCGGTTGACTGTATTCTGCCCCTAGCAGTTGTTAAAGTTTCCATAATTATATTTTAAATAATTAATTATCCCTCACAGAAAGGAATCTTTTTGACCCTTCCGCTAATCTTTTGATAAACTAATTGAGTTTTAGCAGCATCTATAGCTTGCTTGTAACCTGCTAACGCAGCTGCAGCATGCCCAACATCTTCAGTTGCCTGATACTTACCAAATTGACTATCACCAATTTTAAGACAATTCTTTCTTACATCTCCTAAGGTTTTGCTATTACCCAAAGCCCTTGCGGATACAAGACTAGTTGCTTTTCTTCTAGCTACAGCTTTAATCGGTTTTTTTGCTGTACTCTTCTTTGCATTTGCCATTTTAATTTAATTTAGTTGTTAATGGTTAATTGTTAATTTAATTATTCTCTCGTTTTTAATTCTTATCACTTAAATACTGATACACATTAATGTTATTTCTAGGATGATCAAAGACTCTTTTATCACTTCCTGTATGTAAAGACTGTTTAATTTTTAATTCTTTCCTCTTTATGTCTAACATTTCCTGAGTAACCTCTTTCCTTTTAATAATATCTGGCTTAGGTACTATTAAAGTTCTGATATAAGCGTCATTATCTATATTACACCACTTCTTCATATAGGCCTTATTTTTCTTTTTAATTTCTGGCCTATTTCTATATTCTTTCTCATAGAGTAATACATGAGGATTCTTCTGTCTATTTATATTATAGCATTTTCTACATCTGGCATCATACCCATACTTGCCTATTATATGCTTAGGAAAATGCTTGAAATCTTTATTCTTTTTACAGTCTTTACATCTTTTTGATGTAACTCCTGGAGGAACTAAAGATTTTTTTTTCCTTTCTCTATACTCTTTCTTATAGTCCCTATGTTTTTTCATAACTTTTTAGTTTTTAGCTCTTAATATTCTTTTTAAGAGAACCACCTTGCGTTTCATTTCAATTAATTCAGGAGTTATCTGATCCTTCTCTAAAATAATTTCATTCCTTTTACTCCTTAATAATTTTAGAATATACTGATCTGCTAATTCCTTTGTCATTTTTACTCTAGATTTCTCTCTCAATTTTTTATATCTCTCTTTATTCCTCTGATAATAAGCTTTTTGATACTCATTATTCTTCTCTTTACACTTTTTTGAAGCCTTATAAGCTGCAAGTCTTGCCAATCTATCTTTAGATTGACAAGTCTCACATCTAACAGCGTTAGTATGCCTATTTGCTATACTAATATTACAATCCATACATTCTCTATTTTTCATGTTGTTTTGTTTTTAAAGGATACCCATAAAGCCCTATAGCTCTTTTTAGTATTACTTCTTTACGCTTTATTTTAATTAATTCAAGACTGATATCCGCAACTTTTAAAGGACATTTTGTTGTATGCCTATTACATACTAATAATCTTCTTATATAGTCATCTGTTAGATTTTCTCTCCCTTTCGTCTCCTGTACTAATATGGATTCTTTGTCCATGAGATACCGCTTTCTTCTATAACTAGAGGTATATGTTGCTCTTGCATATTCTCTCCTCTTGTCCTTATTTTTTCTACGATATTCTTTAGCTGCAGCCTTTATCTGTGCCCTTCTTGCTGGCTTTTTTCTAGCCTTCCTTTTTAATTTGTTAGCATTCTTTCTTTGACAATTTCTACATCTAAGAGTACTGTGATGTCTCTCTGTAATACTTACACTACAATCCATGCATTCTCTATTATTCATGATTTCTTGTTTTTAAGTGTTTTTAATGCTCTCTTTAATGTTATCTGTTTCCTTTTAATTTCAATCATTTCAGGTGTTATATCTGAAGCCTTTAAAGGAGAACCAATAACAGAATTTTTATGTACATATACTCTATCATTAGTACATATAAGCTGCTTCAAATATTCATCGGATAATTCCTCTCTCTTTTTCTTCCACAATTTACTATGTACTTCCTTATTTTTCTTCATATATGCATTATGAAATTCTTTTGAAGCAATCTCTTGGCATTTCTTACATCTAATACAAGTAGGATATCGCTTACCTATGTGAATATCACAGTCAAGGCATCTTCTATTCTTATTTCTTTTTGCCTTCCTTTCAGTAGCAAGCTTCCTTGATTTTTTTAATACTTTATCCCTATGCTTATGTTTGTTTTTATGATAGGAATCTCTACTAGTTTTCCTTTTCTTCTCTAGATTATTCTTTACATAGTTTTTCTGCATCTCTCTTATAGAAGCCTTTTGACATTTCTCACACCTATATCTTGTACTAATTAATACTATACTGGTCCCACAATCCTTACAATTGCCTGTCCTATTTCCTTTCCTTTGTCTCTTATTATGTCTTATTCTTTGGCATTCTTTACATCTAAGAGCTGTCCCTCCACGATTACTAATATCAGTTTTACAATCTTTACATATTCCAGGAGTTTCATTCTTACGAACATAATTTTTTGCAAACCACTTCTTAAATCCCTTTTTACGAACCTTTTTCATAGCAGTTTCCTGACATTCTGTACATCTATAAGAAACACTACAAAGGTGACTTATATTCACATTGCATTCTTTACAATTCCTATTTAGATCCCTATTTAGGTTGAATTTATTCATAAATCTCCCAACTTTTCTCCTAGTGTGGGGAATCTTTCTAAAATCTCTTCTGTCTTTTTGTTCATAAATGCAGGAACTTCTTTCATTTCCATCTTAGTAAGATCCATGCCAATTAGCATGGAATCCCATATTGCTTTATGTAATTCAGATTTAGTAGTAGTTACTACTCCTTTTGTTTGACTTTCTAATTCTTCAATAGACATTCCTAATGCCTCTTCTAAGTCTCTATCTCTGTTAGCTAACTCAATAGCCAAATCTTTCATTTTACTCATAATTATTTATTTAATGATTCCAAAATTCAGTTATACAAGGCTCTGCTTTAAGAGGAATAGTTGGACAGAAAGATTTTCCTGCCTTTTCCATACACTCCTTTAGCTTAGCTGCCATCTTCTCTGCAATATCCTTCTTACATTCCACGACTATTTCATCGTGAATGATATTACATATTCTTACGGTTTTGAATAAGAGATTGTTCTTCTCCAAATAGTTAAAGAATAGAATTCCAGCAAATTTTGTTATTTCTGCTGAACTCCCTTGAACAGGATAATTAAGAGATTTCCTCTCAATCATCCCCTTTTTCTTAAAGTATTCTTTAATAGTTGGCTTATAATGCAATATAAATTGAGAAGTATTTCCTCTTTTATGCATTTTATATTCATCCCAAAACCCAGGAGCATCCATTTGCTCTTTCAATTTCACATACTCATCATAATACTCAATAAATGACTTTCTATGAGATATCGTATTTAAGAGAATATATCCCTTAGCAAGGGCATCTGCCTTACAAGTTACAAAGTAGCTCTTAACACCAGGAAAAGCCTTAAAATAGGCATCATATATCTTATCACCTTCCTCTATAGGTAATCCCAGGTTATTTGCTATTGTAGCTCCTACACCACCATACTGAATTGCAAATCCAGCAGCTTTAGCATTCTGTCTTTCTCTTTTAAACTCCTTTTTAATTCTATCTAACTCCAATCCTTCTAACTCAGGATATATTTTAGAAGCTACAAATGAATGCATATCTCCTAATCCTTCCTGATAGAATTTAAGTATATCATTGTCCCTACACTTATTAGCAAATACAACAGACTCCTGGCCGGTATAATCTGCTACAATAAGAGTACATCCCTGCTCAGCTATAAAACATTCCCTATGCCTCGCATCTCTAGGTATTTGCTGAAGATTAACATACTCTGTAGGAGGTTTAGATTTAGTATTCTTACCACCACAAGACATCCTTCCAGTATCTAGTATTTGTCTGTATGTGGTATGAATTCTTTGAGTGACAATATGGATTTGCTTTAACACACTCTCGCCAAAAGAAGATACTAATTTGCTGGCCTTCTTATACTCAATGTATAATGGTACCATCTCATGCTTATCTACTTCTGTTTGCAATACTCTTGCATCCACGCTGTCCTTCATTTTTCCAGTGTCCCTATCTTTCGTCTTGGTATTAACACCAAGTTCCTTAAACAATGGAATAACTTGCTTTTCACTATTCCAATTTATATTACACTTTATCTTATCGCTAAATAAGCTTAATTGTGTATTTATATATTTGCTTTTGTTATTATCAAGCACCCAATTGTTTAACTTCTCTTCACATTTAAGGACAATTCCTTTATCTTCTATTAATTTATTTGTCCATTTCTCTCTGTCTAATTTAAATCCACAGTATTCTACATATGCCAGAATTCTTACAAACTTGTTGTCAAGAGCAAGGGCAGTCATCAGGTTTAGTTTCTCCAGTTTAACTATCTGAAGCTCTTTAATTCTACCTAAATACTTGACATCCCCTGCAGCATATCTAATTACCTGCACACTTAAACCTTCTTTATGAATAAGTCCTCTCACTTCCTTACTCATGGTTACTTTACAATACCTGTCTACCAGGATATCTAAAGATTTTCTTACTTGTTTCCTTCCCATATTTAAGACACTCTCTGCTAAGAATGTGTCATAAATACGGGTTGGAATTATTCTCTTATGATATAAGAATTTCAAATCAAACTTTGCATTTTGCATAAGTATTAGCTTACTCTCAAGTAGCTCTTTGAACTCTCTTACATCTACACTTGCAGAATCAACTACAAATTGATTCTCTGCATCTCCAAACTGTGCAGATATTAACTTACATACCCAAGGGTCAAATCCATTGGTTTCTGTATCAAATTCAACTTCATCTTTATTCTTGAAGTAATCTTTTAACTCCTGACAACTTGCAAATGATATATCTGCCGTTATATGACTAAACAGATTCTTTTGATTTGTTACTAAGTATATCATTTTAAATATATTATCTACCTCTACTTACATCACTATC